GTAAAGGTCGGTGGGAATGTCTATGCCTTGAACTCAGTGACAACGGCCCCTAGCGGGAACAATTGGTTCGCTCAGGTGAAAGTCCTTCGAGGAGGTGCGACAGCAGCAATCGGGGAAGGTTCTCTTGTCGTGGACAACGCGCATGAGGGCATTCAGTTGAATGCGACAGGGCTTACTTGGGCCAATGCCCTTGATGTGGAGGTAACCGGGCAGAACGGTACCGCAACAATCAACGACATCGTTGTGTCCTTCGTGTCCGTTCAACTCCTCCGATAACAGACGATGAGACTCACCTCCCTAAATATCGCCAATGTCCGCCTCAATGCAGGATGCTGCCTGTCAGACATGGTGGAGCGCATGTGGGCGTACAAGGAGGAGGGCGACACCGAGAATGAGAAGTGCGTCAGGGAGAAGGCCCTTATACTGAGTGGCCTGATAAAGACCCTGTGCAGGTGGAGGCCAACGATCAAGACCGCAGGAAGGTCAACCCTTGTCGGAGAAATCGAGTCGGGGACATTTCCCATTCCGTACCTTTACGCGGGGACATCGACAGATGGACTTCCAACATCGAACCCTTTCATGGTGCTAAGTGGGGGCAATCCAGAGGTCGTTACAGCACTGCTTGACGCCACAAACTGCTTCATATCCCCTAACGATGACCTCGTGCAGACAGTGTCCACAAGAAGGCTTGGCCCCGAGAAAATAGAGGTCGTAAGGGATTATGCTGAAGGGGTGGATTTCCTTATCTCTGAGTTCCCTGACGATGTGACATGGGAAATCACGGGAGGGGGTGAGCAGGTGACAAACCTTCCAAACTGCCTAACAGACGCTCAAGTATTGTCCATCATCAAGAAAATTGAGGAACTTTGCCCCTGCGGGTGCTAACACATAAATCCAACGCCATGAACTTTTTCAGACTGATAGGAAATGCTTTGATCGCCTCTGTCGGAGGTTTTCGCCCGGTACTTCGGGGAATCGCCAACGGGGTACAGGATGATGATGCTGCTACGGTGGGGCAGTCGGTGCCTCCCGTCCCATTTGCATTCTCAACACTAATAGAAGTCAATGACGGAGCAATATCGGGTCTTTTCGAGGTTCTTGATTACGAGATAGATGTACCTTTAAGTGCAATACAAGGTGAGGAGGCAAGCGTTGAAGGGTTCGTGTTTTACTTAGACACCCAAAGAGGCTCTTATTGGGGAGACATTCAAGTGTCTGTCACTGCATCAGAACTCTTCGCTGTTGACATCAAACTTGAGACTATTGACACTACTGAATGCAACAGCCTTGTGGTTGTTACCATAGACGGAGAAACAACTGCCGGCACTTCTCATGCAGTGGAAATAACGGCAACAGGAGGGGACCACTCTATAACAAGGACATTCACGCTGAACATTGAGGAAGAGTAATAACAAGGCATAAAAAACATCATGGCAGTACTATCATCACAAGAGGTTCAGGTACTTGTCGATCAGACAAAGGCCCTATCAAGCATGTCCGGCATTAACGGCTCTATGATCTATGGAGTGAGTGTGGCCGCACACACAGGTTCATTCTGCGCGATCTCAATAAGAGAGTCAGGCACCACTTTCACTTCATTAGTAGCGAAAGGAGCAGGACCCGACCTTGCATTGACAGACTTCTACAAGGATTCCACTACACCTCTTACAGGGGATCTGTTGACCCCTCCGAGAGGTTATGCGTTCACATCGTTCCAGCTCAGTGCCGGATCAGTACAGGCCCACTGATGTTCGTGTTTAACGGGACATACATGTTCAGACCTCAAAAATGAGTAGTTGTCCTTTCATATTCGGTGCAAGAAGTTCTGGAGCAGGCGGCTCTGTTTCCCTCGCAGTATCGGACATCTCACCTAATGCGGGTGACACAGTTACCTTAACGGCAACTCCATCAGGTTTTACACCAACAAGCTACCAATTCTTACTATTCAATGGCAGTGTAACGCTTCTTTCTCAACAATCGGGAAACACATACAACTGGACGGTTAATGTGCCTGCTGGTAATTACTCTATCTATGTACTTGCCACGGATGGCGCTACGGATGTGTTCGATTCGCAGGATGTTACCGTAAACGCATTGTATCTTCTTGGTTTATACCCTACCGACTGCATCACGGATTTTGCACCTTTCAGATTGCTTGGATCCTTTACAGGTAGGATTATGGAGGTGAGGAGGTTGGTTGGGTCAACTACGACAGCGGTTGAAATAGGATTTGACGGTGACTACGTGACACTGGACAGTCCTGTGTTATCTGTTACCGTTGGCAGCTCATCGGCTACCACATTAGGTTCATTTGTGAACGCATCGGGATACCCTAATCAAGACAGCTTATCGGGAGCTCAGTCGGCATTTGTGGTGCGTGGATATAGGCAACTAAACGGTGCGCTTGCATGGGAACAAACAGTAGCGGCTAATCAGCCAAGGCTTGTGGATAGCGGAACACTTGACGTTTTGGGTGCGTTCGGATGCCTGAGATTCCTCGGAAATCAGTGGCAGGATTACGGACTGATAAGTGGTTTAAACAAACCAGCGAACTACTCTATTCTGTCCGTTGCCTCGTTCGATAGCACGGGAGCGATGGGACTGTATGGGTCGCGGCCTGCGGGCAGTGGTCAAACACCGTTCAGTTACGGTCATATATGGAAGCAGCCATCGGGTAGTAGTACGATAACAACGCTATATGGTGATGGTATAAACCAGCGAATCGCGACAACATTGACAAATCCAATTGTGGTAACGTCTATGCAGCTTTTTGAAGACTACAAGTCATCGGGGGTCTTAGATTCTGATCTATACGTTGACGGTAGCGGACCTATACCCTTTTCAGGCACGGGCAGCGCGCTGAATGTTTTTGGTACGGCAACAAGGATGCTGTTCGGAAGGTTTGGCGATTCATCGGGCAACATTTTAACGGGCCGACAGCTCATGTTCGTGGTCTATGAGGGCAACAAGTCAGCCGACCGATTAGGCATGAAGAATGCGATAAACTCAATACTTGGCACGTCATGGTAAAGCTGGGATACCTATACGACAACGAGGCCGCTGCACTTTCGGCACGTGACCTGTGCGACAATTACTACGGATGTCCGAACCATGCAGCCCAGCATTGGGTCAGTGTGCAGCAGTGGGGGGATAAGTGGGCTATTATCTACAACAACACGCTGCCAATTGTTCTTGGCGCACCTATTGTTTTACCTGAATTGGAAAATGAACATGAATAAACCATGAAAGCAGACCACACCATAATCACCATAATTTACAATCTCTAATGAGTGGTTACAGGTACATATTCGGGGCAGTTCCAGGAGGAAGCGCTCCATTAGCAGGGCAGGTTGACCTGACCCAATCCCCTGTGTACTACATTGGATACTGTACTTGCAGCAATAGCCTCAATCAAGCCAGTTCCTTGATGATTGTGAATTGATCGCTAAATTTGCCTCAACAATCAACAGCAGGAAAAATGCCGCACTCACTGAATCTTTTGCAGATAGACCCTTCAACTCTGATAGATTCAGCATCAAAGGTCCAGCCTGGTGATTACAGTGGGTACACCTTTGCTATAGTGATATTGACCTTGATGCTAGCAGGAAGTCTTCTTGCTGTCAAGAAGCTTTACGAGGAGAACAAGTCACTTCAAACAGCCGCAGTAACAAGAGCCGAGAGTGCGACAAAGGCACTGATAGAGGCTCTCACAGAGGTAAAGAGGCATTACGAGATCCTCAATGAGACCCTCAAAAGAATAGAGCAAAAACACTGAAGCATGAAAGCCTCTACAAGAAAAGCCTTGAATGATTGCTCGGGAATCGATGCCATACATGGATTCACCTGTAAGCTCAAGCAGGACATGAGCGTGCATCTTCCAAATGAAGTTGACAGATCTCAAGTGGTCGTCATGCAGGTGTCCCGTCAGATGGAACCGGTCAGGTCTTTCATGGACACATTTCAACATCTTCCTTTTATCGGGGCAATCTTGTTCAAGACTACATGAGCACATACATCAGCACTGCGGAGTTCACCAAGAAGCACGGACACTTTCGCATCTCGGAGTATTGCATCGAGCAGAAACCCCCGACAAAGCGCATCGCTGACATCATTCTCTCTAATCACATCACTCCCATGAATGCCGTGAGGGAGGCTGTTGGAGAGCCTGTTCTCGTGTCCAAGCGTTCGGGGTACCGCCCAAGGAAGTACGAGCAGAGCAAAGGCCGGACAGGAAACTCTCAGCACAACTTCGAGGAGAGCCACCCGAACGGGACAGGTGCAGCAGACTACACATCGGCCAGCGCAAAAGACCTCATCGAGCCCATGCTCGAGCACACCTGCTACACCCGCGTCTGCTACTACCCGAACAACAACTTCGTTCACGCGGATTTCAAGCCGACCCCAAGCGGGAAGCGAGAGCTGTACACCGCGCAAAGCCCCACATCCAAGTGGAAGCTCGATAGGGTTGTGGACATCCAAAAATAATTTTATAGGAAAAAAGCATTTTACTTGCATAGAGTAAAAAGGTTGCTTAGATTTGTCATCTCAAACGAGAGGCAAAAGAATGGCTGTCACACCAAACAAGAACGGTCAACATGTCAGGATACGGGTGATCTGCATCAACGATTCAGGCCGACCTTCCGACATTCCCAAGTCTAAGTGGCCCGTCAAGGGAAAACACTACACGGTAACATCCCATGTCGTGATGCACAGTATGGGAGGACGTATCGGTGCGACTCTTGAGGAGATCTCTCTTGATGGGTGTTTTCCCTACAAGTACTACCTCGCGGACAGGTTTGCGATACCTGCAGATGACATGGAGGCGATTTCCCGTGCCGCAGAGCTTCTCAGAGAGGTTCAAAAGGAGTTGGACAGGTTGAGTATCGAGGAAACCGAACTGGACCCAGCGTAGCAGCGTAGGGCTTAAAACGAGGCGACTGAGCAATGTCCAAAGGATACATCCTCTTCAAGAAACCGAAAGTGAACAGGCATGAGCCTTCCACTGCCATGCCCATCGAGTACTTCCAGTCAAAGGGTCTGATAGCGATAAGCGGGGTTTACTACGAGTTCTACATAGAGAAGAAGTTTGAGGACAGTACGACAACGGTGACAGGATTGAAGAGGCCCGAGGACGGGGTTTTTGTAGGGGCATCCACCCCTGAGCACATGAGGGTGATAAGAGCGATAAAGGAAACATTCAAAGGAGTGATATGAGAAGCGAAGACGAACACATCTTTATTCAGACCCTCAGTAGCAGGAACTACAGGAACCTTGATGGGGGTGGAACAATGATCTCCATCTCGGAGCACGGGGAGCTTGTACAGGATTGGGACTACCTATACGAGGAGCCAGTCAATCCTGAAGACTTAATGATGGGGTACAAGGAGTCTGACCACTGCGGACTCTCTGTCATGTACCCCGAGCATGTCTCAGAGATATGCCTCAAGAGGGTGTACATAACGGATGATGTCGGTGTGGACGGTGAGGAGATGTTCCTGTGGAGGGTGATCATCTACGGCCCGCTCGGAGAGACCTTGTTCAGCTTCGAGTCGAAAACAGAAGCAAAGGAAACCTTGAACTTTATCCTTGATTGGAAACGCAGATACAGCATGAAATGAGCGACACACCACACAAATGCCCCGTATGCGGAGGCACGGGAAATGTCCCTAGCGGATTCTACCTTGGAGGAAATCCAGCGCTAAACGCCTTACCTGTTACCTGCCGCAGTTGCTTCGGAACAGGAGTCCTATGGAAACCCGTAACAAAAGTCGACACCAATGCCAAGTTCGGCCCCTCGGAAAACAACCCTCTTCGTTCGAGCTTTGAAAACATGCATATCCGGTTAGGAAATTCTGTCAGTAACCCTATACGGCATGACGACATCGACCCCGATGGACTTGACACAAAACAATGAGCATGACACGCATAGGTAAATATGAACTGATCTCCTATCCGTAGCATCTCTGCGTGGTATGCACGGACAACATCGAAGAGGCCGCGAAGGAATAAAACCCTATCGGGGCCTTCCTCTTTAGCCCACAATGCAACAAGCAAGAAAAAAATTTTTCGTGCAGTCTAAATCCAATTTTTAGACGACCCTAAACCCAAAACACCCCCACCCATAAAACCCACACAAGGAAACCCATTGACAAGAACCAACTACAAGGAAGCCCTAACAGAGAATAACAAAAAGAAAAACCCCAGAGGAAAAAAGCGCAAAGGAAAACCCTGAAAGGAAAACCTCGATGGGGAATACTCTACGGGGAACTATACCCCCCATCCGCGTTCCCCGTCCTCGCCCCAAGATGCCCCCCGTCTCGGTTCCCGCTCGGGGGCCCCTACGGTTTCCCGCTCCGGGCCTCGCTGTCTGGCCCACCTTCGCGGGCATCCTTTGCAGGTGCCCTTTCCTTGCGTCCCTTGCTGTGATACCTGAACGGGATACCTGAAAGGGGTAGCGGTGTTAGTGGTGAATGAAAGTATATACGCTATATAGAGTATATACGCAAGCAAGGAACAATAACCTGTCTATTGTATATATTCTATATAGTGTATATACGGAACGCATGAGAGTAAAGCTGTTTGAAGTATATATTCTATATAGAATATATATTTGCAGCCCTAACTAAAACAGTAGAACAGATGCCGAGGATGTTGATAGACTTGACGGAAAAAGAAGCGCAGGAACTGAAAGAGCTTGCAACGTTGCACGGCCACAAGGTGAAACCCTTTGTGGAGTATATCGTCAGGATGCAAATAGGAACACTGCCAGCACCCACGGTTGCGCCCCTTGCCCTGAGCCCCGCACAGGATACCGAACAAGAAACCCACGAAGAGGAACCGCAACAGGAACAACGCGAAGAACCACGAGCAGGAAGAGCGCCGAGGATGATCAAGCCTTGGATCCCAAATAAAAACCTTGCAGCATACACGGAAGAGACAGAGCCGGGCAGCGGTATATTCACGGACGGGAAGTCCTTTGCGGTTCAGGTCGGACCGGTAGGACGGCAGTCGGCACACTTTTTCCAGTTCATTCACGAAGCCGAGGAATTCAAGGGAAACGAGGCCTCTTAAACCCTATATATATGACGTATATACAGCCCGGAAATAGAGCTGATAGAGGCCATTGAAAACATATATACAACGTATAGCTTTTATCGGTTCACTGTATATATAGAATATATAGGAACACCGCAACAAGGCCCATAAAACGGGCCTTTTTTGTGCCCTGTTATAGGGCATAGGACGGGAACCCGGACAAGGGACAAAGGGGAGGGACCGAGCAGGGGAACGGACGGGAAACCCGCACGAGGCAAGGGATACGGGGACTTCTTGGGGCGATCAATTTCCCCAACCGCGGCCCCTTTACCGGCCCTTTCCGGTGTCCTCTTCTACGGGTCTTCCTTTCTTGCTGTTCCCTTCTCTTGGCTTACCTGTTGGGGTGTTCTTGGTTGTTCCTATGTGTAGGGCATTCATTAAGGTATCTTTCGCGCGCACGGGTGAGGACGGTGATAAATTTAGGGCAATCTAAAAATTTTAGGTTATTCGTTTAGACGGGTCTAAATCGGCGTTTAGTTTGCGCGAAATCTTCTTTTTTTTGCTCATCATGTCGCACTAAAGAACAAAGAAAGCCCGTAAAGTATTCATATTCAGTACTTTAAAAGAGTAAATTTTTTTTTCTCAAATAAAGATTTTTGCTTGTTATTCTTAAAACAGTGCCTACATTTGAGGAGTAATAACAAACAACAAAAACCACAAACCATCAAAACCGCCTAACCATGGAACAGGTAAAGAATGTCCGAGAAGTAACAGTTTTTAATGTCCCTACAAAAATGAGCGCGGCACTACTCACCAGGGCGAAGGCAGGGGATCTTGGCACCTTCGCAACAGGTAAACCCGTAGCCGTTCGCAAATACGGAAGAGACGAGAGCGAAAAGTTAACATTTATTCTTTTCGAGACGGAGCGAGGACAAGAAGAGATTTTCATGTCCCGTTTTGAATGCCTTGTTGATGCGCGGGACGCGACCGTTAAAACCGTAGAAATCCGCAAGTAATCCCAAACCACAAACCATGAAAAAGCAGCTCTTAAAATTTGCCATGATCGTTTTGTTTCAGGTGTCTCTATTGGCGCTCTTGTTTTCAAACGCATTGATGAATTTTTAACCACAAACCAAAAACCAAAAACCATGAAAACCACAATCACCACTACCGACCACAATGCTCAGGCTGAAGCCTTTCTCAGAAATTCAGGCGTAAAAATGTCCGTCAGTTATTTCGGATACGGCCCACACTTCGCAGGGGATACCGATAGCCGGCACCGCTACCGGGTAACCTTCAGCAGGAACGGCAAGCGCATGCGGGTAATGTTTGGGCAGTCCATTGCGGCAGGAGCAACCGAGCCGAGCGCTTACGATGTTCTATCATGCCTACAGAAGTACGATGTGGGCACATTTGATGACTTTTGCCATGAGTTCGGCTACTCCGAGGACAGCCGGAATTCCGAGCGAATTTATAAGGACATACTAAGAGAGTGCGAAGGCATCGCGCGAGTATTTCCGCAAGATGATAACAGCGTTGAAGCCTTCAGAGAAATTCAATAACAACGTTTCACCCTTTCAAAGTTTAACCCGGCCACAAGGCCGCAACATTAAAAGCCATGAAAAAAGAGACCACCATTAACAACGGCAGAACGGTATTCAAGGACGACCGCACCCCTGAGCAGATGGAAACACATACCGTTTTGATAACGGCCACTGACAAATTCATGTCAGGATGGGGAGGAGCCTCAAACGGCCTTAGCAAATGTGCATGGGCAGTTGAACGCAAGAATTGGCGTAAAATGTTGGAATGGGTCGAGAACCGTTCCGACATGAAATATATAAACGTAAATTTCACAGGTAATTGGAGGCCGCGAAACGCTGCACACGTCCATATCTACGTAGCGAGCAAAGGCGACCATCCAGCGCTAAGAGACTGAGAAAGGACAGCCCCGACCGGAGGACCGGACAAAATCCCGAGCGATACGGGACCGGGGCGCAGTAATGAGTAACTAACCACTAACCACAAACCACAACAACATGAAAACAGAAGTAATAACCCGCGAAATCTTCACCTTCGAGGAGCTTTCTGAAGATGCCAAGCAAAGGGCCATTGACAACCTGAGAGAGATAAATGTTAATTACGAATGGTGGGACATGACATATGACAACCTTCGTGAGCTTGCTGAGATGTGCAATATAGCCGGGTTTGACATTGAAGGGTTCGACCTTGACAGAGCTCAGTCAATAGCACTAAGTGGAAGCGTTGACTACGCTGATCTTCAGTCCTTCGCAAGACAGCCCATAAAAGAGGATGGATATAAGCTACTTGATGAGCTGCACAAATTCGCGAAATCGGCACTGATTAAAAATCTTTGTCCGGCCATGAGGACGGTAATAGCGACCACGTACGCCCATGGATACCGATTTGAAACAGGAGCAAGTTACGAGCGGACCCGATACGGGTGCACGGATGATACCCGCGTAGAAACAGAAGCCAACTATGAAGGAACGTCCGAATTAATGGTCGAACAAACGGAGGAGTGTGCAGAGGCCTGTTCTGAATTTTTGGAGGAGTTCAAAAACCTTGCTTTCAAAATGCTTTCTGATGAATTCGATTACCTGTATTCAGATGAAGCAGTGAGAGAAGCCATCGAGGCCAACGACTACGAATTTTTGGAAAACGGGGAGCTTGCATAAAAATACAGCCCGGCACCCGATAACGGACACCCGCGAAACGGTGCCGGGCCAATACCACTACCAACAAAGAACCAACAAACAGCCACACCATGAATGTCAATTCAATCAAAATAGGGGACACTCTTAAACACCCATACTTCAGCTTAAGCGGGATAGTCACCGAAATCGGGGAACCTGAAAGCACAGGACAAGGAACAGACTTTAAACCCGTGAAACTGAAACCACTGAAAGGTTCAGGCCCGGACTATAATGAGTGCATCACCTCATTTACCCTTACGTTTCACGAAGACGAAAACGGGGATTATACACATCAAGGACTCTTGAAAGTCAACTGATAACCACCAACAACGCTACACCATGAAAGCAACAGTCAAGACCATTAAAGGAACACCGGGAACGGCAGTCTTCAATGCCAACCTGAGAAGCTACGCAGCCGACAACCTGAAGGGATACAGGCAGCTCAAATTCAACGAGACACTGAAGGGCAAACAGGCCGCACACGTTGTCCATATCAAAGGACGATACTTCAGGGGCGAATGGTCGGGATACGTTTCACAGGTCGTGACCACCTTTTACAAGTAAACAACAACCGGGCAGCCGCCCATAAAAACCACAACCAACAATGAAAAAAGTAAGAGCAATTTTCGACAACGGAGGACAAACATTCGACCGCTACACCGTCATCTTTTCGGATGGGGAAATGATAGGGGCAAGTGAACATCCGTTCAGCCCGGCCGGGTTCGGTCAACATACGGGCAACCTGATCGACAACTACCAACGGAATGCATGGGGAGGACGGGGAACAGACCGACCGACCAACAAGCGAGAAATCAACCGATGGATAACGGTAGACATTCAGAACTTCAAAAAGAGCAGGAACATAGGCAAGCTCATAAAGTTCGAGCAATTACCGGAGGACGTGCAAAAATTCGTTCAACAGGAATTAACGGAGTGAACACCATGAAAACAACAGCCGCAACCACAGCCCTACTGTTAGCCCTTGCCGTGACATCCGCACAGGCACAGACACAGGAACCGACAACGGCCCCACCGGACAGCACAACAGGCAGTTCCATCCGTTGGGAAGGTCGCAAGTTCGAGCCCATCTACCAAACACCGAGCGGAGGCCTGTTCCTTGCGAGGACCAACAGGCAGGGGATCTATTATCGGAAATTCATCAAAGACGAACCAACAACCAACAAGCCATGAGTGAAATCAGAGTTCAACAAACAAACGAGAAAATCGGATACCCTGAAGGGAAGATATTTTGGGAACCATTGAAAGGCTGGACAAGCCAATTAATGAAAAACCTTTACAAGCAAGGCTACAGGGCCTGCAAATCCGGGTCCGCTCACATCCTGAAAGACAAGCAGGGCACAGAAGTTTGCAAAGGTTATTCATGGGAGGGCTTGTTACTTGAAGCCGCCCTGATAATGAGATGACCAACCAACAACGCCAACAAGCCATGAAGACAATAGACGGCAGCAGACAATGGACGGTGACACCCGCCCCGGAATCCCCGGAGGACCACCGAACGGACACCCAGTTAATGGAACAGCTCAACACGGACTATTTCAGGGAACACGGAAAGACGGTCCGGGCATTGTGCGAATCAATGGGCCTAACATTCATAGGAAGTTGGGGCGCATCTATCCAACGCCCGTCCAACAACAGGAACAGGCCCTTTGGCCGGATACCGTTCACGGGCCAACACCCGGACGGACGGCGAGAGGAGTTTTTTTTGATCGTACGCATAAAGACCAACAAGCCATGACCACCACCAGACAGACATTCCACATCTACAATCGAAGAGGATGCCTACTTGCTATGCACGTATGCGAGACAACCGAACAGGCACAGGCAGCGGCCCAGTCCAAATATCCCAATAGGCAAACATTCGTTAGACCATCGGGCAGCAGATGGGCAACGTAAGTAAATGACATTGCGCGAAAATTTTTTTTCTTTAGCTTAAAAGAATTTCCTTGCATATCTTAAAAGAATAACTACCTTTGGCAGCACATAACACAACCAACCAACAACCACAAACCATGAAAGCCAACACCTACAAAATGAGAGCCGAAGGGGCATGGGACGTTGCCCGCTTCATCGGGGCAACAGCCGGACAGCTCTCAAAATTCAAGATGGAAACCATAGGCCACGGCCCGGACGTGACACTTGAATTTACCACCGTTCACTCGCGAGCCAACATTCAGAAAGCTCTTTCAATGTTAGACGATGCTCATGTGATGAGCCAAACATTGGCCCTCAAACGGGACTACACAGGCGAGCGCATTTAACCAATTCAACCAACAACCACAACGCCATGAACCACTACACAGGCACAGACTATCTGATTGACAACGAGAATGGGACATTCGGAACCGAGAACGACTACGGAGTAATTGAGGACGGACTGACATTTGAACAGGCAAAGGAGCGTTCCTTAAAGTACAAACTTGGATATTCCGACCTCCTTGTTGACTGCCAGACATTTGACGACTACAAAACAATCGGTTCAGAGATTCAGCGAATGCGAAGGCTTTACAACACAATAAAAGAGCGGTCAAAGTATCTCAAGAGAGCATTAACACCTGAACAGGCCGCCATCGCAGAGGCTTACAACTTTTAATGAACCAACAACCACAAACCATGAAAAAGGAAAACTTCGAGAAACTCATTCAGGCAGTAACAGGCCGTCCTCTTGAGATTATCACAGAGGACAACGAGATCCAACTGCAAACAGAGTATTGCATAGCTCACAGGAACATAGAGGGCACTGACAACTATGTTCGATTTTATTGGAAAACACCAAAGAAACAAGACAACATCATGCGATCATTCATTACCGCCTTTGCGTCAAAGTACACGCAGCCGAACCCGGCCAAATACGGACCGAACGACTGGAATCCCGACCGCAAGACATGGGACCAGATGACCGGCAGGGAGCGAACTATGGCCTATTACCACCACAGGAGCTATATGTACACCAAGGAGCAACTACTCAAACAGGTAGAAGCCAACTTCGGTACACCTCAAATGGGAACCGCCATGATGCGCTACGGTTTCTACCTTACAGACTACGGGTTTGGAACCTTCGTCTTGTTCGGAGGGCAGCACGTTGAGAAGGCTGTTATGAGGATGCGCGAGTATCTGAAATTGGAAAACATCCCTTACCGGAACGAGCTTTCGGACGCAAGATGGGTGCTCCGTTTTGTCCTCAACATGGGGCGACCGATACACGAGAAGATCCTGACCAAGTTTAACGCAACAATCAATTAACCCGGCCAACAGGCCACAAACCAAACGGTCATGAAGACTACAGCCAACATTCACCCCCACAACGAGGCCGCTATCAAGAGCCTTGTTCAAGACGACATCCCACATAGCAGCATTCACGGGCAACGCCTTGCAGCCCTTCATAGGTTGATACAGATAAAAGGCCAGCCGATAACATCGGAGGACTATCTGAACGGGCACAGAGCCATGAAACTACCATCGGGCGACATGATAGCCATCATTCACAACCCAGCAAGGCCCGGAAACTTTTTCCCGTGCCAAATCAAGTCAGTCATACTTTCTGAACTGACAACGCCATGAGCCAACACCTAAGACCCACATCGACCCGCATACGGACACCCTCCGGAGCTATCCGATACAGGCCAACAATAGTGGACATCACGAACAGGCCACACCGCAAGACTTACGTGGGAACGCCACAGATAAGGGCAGGGACAGCGAAAGCCATCGCGGATGCCTATGTATCGGCCAACAAGTAGAAAGCCCGTTAGAGGGCCGGAAATCAAGTCAACCAACAATCAAGCACTTAAAAGCAACCACGACATGAATCAGCAACAATTAGCCACCGAGATTAAGGCCGCGACAGGGGCCACCTACTCAATTCAGGGATGGAATATCTACCTGAAATCATCAGAGGACATTGCCGAAAAGGTGGTTTCCATACTCAATGACCTTAACGAGAAGCACGACATGGGATATAAGCGATTCGGGAAGGTGAAAAAAGATTCGGGTAGGGTATTGATAACGTCCGTTCCATTCGGTATTGCCCTGACCATCAATTAACCAACACAAGCCAATTCAACCAACAGTCAACACTTAAAAGCAACCACGACATGAGAGTAATTAAAAGAGCGAATTTGCCGACATCACTCAATTTGAACGGGAAGACCTACAAACGGGGAACCAAAACAACCAACAGCGTAATTGTGGAAGTTTTGCGCGGCAAGATGAAAAAAGTTGAAGACTTGCGCGGTAAGCCATATCAACCGAGAGTTCACTACTTCAACCCATCAAGCCATGAATGAAGCAGTGATAGACCTCTTTATATCTATTCTTATCCGCAAACACAAGCCATTAAGACACAGGATAGGAATACATGAAAATTCATATTGTCTCGTCAGGTCACATCCTAAAGGCGATGATGTTCTCATGGCGAAAACCATTACCGACCCCATTCAATTCAAAGAAGAGGTGGAGAACATCGCAAAGATTTTCAACGCAACCATCATTGAAGAAACAACCACTAAACACCAACACCATGAACAACAACAGCAGAACACTTGACTACGCATGCAACAACGGACTGTTTGCCGTAGAGACAACATCCGAAGCCAACGGATACCCGGCCAACTTGCGCCAAGCCCTCACATTCGACACCATTACAGACCTTTTAGTTTGCTCCGATGAACTGACCAAATCAGGGCATTCCGTCACGGAGCTTTTGCTCCACAAGCGGGACGGCTGGCAGCTTTGGCACAGGAGAGCCACAAGTATCGACCATAGAATGTTCCGAAAGGCAACAGACAGCGAATCTGTTTTGGAGGTCAACATATCCGATGATGACAACGAGGTGGCTTTCGACCTGATTGCACAGGGCCGGACATTCACCGACCTCGAGGAGATGAGAAGGGCAATCGATAACGTGGAAACCTTCAAAGACGAACTGGAGAACATCCTCTCAGAAGTTGAGGACAAGGGACTGACAGAGGCCACCGTGTTCTATGACCCAAACAACTACGCTATCAGGTATTGGGCCGACAACGAGACCATAGGATACAGCCATGACACCCACACCTACCAAGTGGCCCTGATGGTGGACTGGAAAGAAGAGGACGAGGAGGACAACGATTGACAGACATGGTTGACACGCTACGCGGTTGACCGGGGCGGGACAACGGTTGAGACACCCGCCCGAAACCACACCTTAACCAAACAACCCAAAAACAACCAACAATGAGAGCAGAAATCAATTTCACCCGAAAGGGCAACTACATCGGGCGCAGCGGACACGCCACCATGCACGGCCTTGATATACTGACAACGACCAACCAACGGAACGTTGTGCTGTCCCCTATAAACAGCCGAGGCCCAGCACAGTCAACATTCTACGAGATCCCCAAAGAAGACATACCCAACATCGTAGAGGCATTGACCAACGCAATGGGGCAGGACTGGCCGAGGTATTTCCACGTAGGAACAGAAGACGGTGTATCGTTAGGAGTCATCCGAGGGAAAGACAACGATGAACTCAACACCAAGCTCCAACAAGCGCTTCTCAATGGACTTGCAGCGGAGGCCGTCAAGTACGAGAAAGTTGACTTTAAGTTTTGGGAGAAGGAACATTCGACCGATGTTGAAGTGAGCTGGCTCCCGAACGGTAGCGGATTGGGCGACATCCTCAAACAGAAACGAATAGTAATCACCTACACATTCATGCAGCCATGAACCACGAACAGACAACCACCGCACAGGCACACCGAACAAGGTCCGAGGCCAAGTTCTCAGAGATGTTCTTTCGGGCAGCATCCCGCGCAAAAAGTATTCACCAACAATCCAAAAAACCAACAACCAACATGAAAAAACAACTTCTGACAATCGCAGCCGCAGTCGTAGTAACAGTTTCCACCGCATCGGGTCAGTGCGACCGGCTCACGACCGTGACCCACGACAAATTCACGGGAAAGAGCACCGCATCAGGTGCTGACTATATCGTGGTCAGCGAAGACGGCATCAATGGAGTGGCATTCCTGTTCGTTTACGGGGAAAAGTCGCTGATACTTTCGGGCAAGATCTACGGGCCGAGTGCCTGTATAGATGACAAGGCCAAGATCTACCTCCTGTTCACGGACGGTTCCAGATTGACAATCCCTAATCAGGGAAAATTCAACTGCGATCGGAACTTCAGCCACTTCTTCTTCAATCCGGAGCGGTCGGACATCCTCTCTCAGCTACGGACAAAGACCATCGAAGCGCTTCGGGCAGAGACCGCGAAAGGCTCCGTCACCGAGGACGTTCCGAGCGATAAGGCCAACGACATCAGGGAAACGATCAACTGCCTTCTGAAATAACCAACCAACCAACAAACAGAAAACATGAAAACATACGTGATAGTAAAACGAGAGTATCAGTACGGACTGGCCAAGAAACTTAACGCGATGGGCGTCAGCACCTCACAGGTGGTTGACACCGTGAAGGGAACCCTTGAAGATGCCGGTCGGGCATTGCTCGATAGGCTGCGTGACAACGAGCTTCGTGTAGATGGAGACACCTACTACACACAGGTCAAAGGCGAGTTCATTCCCGCATTCACAGTAGGACAGGACCACTGCGAGGTAGATGAACTGTGGTCCGAGTTCACTATTGCAGAAGCATAAGCATAAACCAACAATCCAAAAAACCAACAAAAGCCATGAAAAAGTACACCCTCAACATCCCCGCCAACACCCGTTCGACAACCCTCCGCGTGATTGCGGTAGCACTTCTGGGCATTGCCATGACAGCGGCCTCCGCCAACAATTCCACCGCACAGACCGTCACCGTCGACCAACACGGGAACCTCCACGAGAAGCCCCGACAGGTGGCCGTGACAGACAGCCTGACAGGCCGAACCTTCACAGACGCGAAGGGGAATGTCCACGATGTCTTCAAAGGAGCCAAGAACGCACTCTACATCGGAGTGATCTCCAAGAACGGGAACTACTATCGCAGGTACCTGAAAGTGGAGAATAATTAAAGGAGTTTTTTTTCGATCTCTAAAAAGTAACTACATTCGCAACCTAATAACAACGCAAGACATGGGACAGGGCAGAGAAACAGAATTGAGCAGGCTCAAGAGGCTTGCCAACGAGTGGCAGATAAAGTGCCGAATAGCAGACTCAAAAGAAGAGACACCCGATAGCGAACACACGGCAGAGCGCAACGGACACGCGGCATGGGTGCAATTCGTGGCAAGCAAGATGCAGCCCAACTGCCCGTACCCGAAGGGGTCTGTGCAAGAGGTTGCATGGAGAAGGGGCTGGAACAAGGGATAAAGCAATCAAAACCAACCGAAAAATGATCACTTTGAAAGACATCGACAAGGCCAACTTCGCAACGGCCATCGGCTACAACACGAAAGTGAACAAGCTGTGCAGGAGACTGTACAAGATGGTTCCAGAAGAGGGTGACGGGATAACACTCGTCTCCGCCCGCGTGGCCGTACCCAACACGACCCTCGGCCAGGTCGCTCGACTGGTGCAGGTGGAGGCATCCAAGAGAACGGCCTCTGTAGGGTATGATCGCGCAGAGGAACACTTCCTTGAGATCAAGGTCGGGGAGGCCGTTGTAGAGGTTTTTTGCATCGTAGAAAAGAATTGAGACATGTCAAAAGAACTCAACCAATTCGCAATAACGGTTTCCAAAGGGGCGGCCAACACAAGCCCCTCCGCAATCCTCTACATAAAGGAGGGCGCGGCTGAAGTCCTCCTCCAATACCCCCGACAGGAACTCATGTACATGACCGAGGAAGGGGACGAGGAGGACAAGGACGGGGAATACCCCGACAGGTACTTCGTTGCGGTCGTCCCCGAATCAAGCCCATTCGAGGGCCGGATAATGTCTCGCGATAAGAGGCGCAACGGGGCATACCGTTCGGCAGTACCGGCAGAGCTGTTCCCGATCGGCACCTACATCATGAGCCAACACCCGGAACACATTGACGGAGTGGACTGGTTTGAACTTACGCCCGAAAAATAGTCGTCCTATTAAAAGATTTCTTTTGCAGGACTTAAAATAAGTGTTACCTTTGGCGTCACGCACACGCACCCGATGAACAGCACAGCAGAAACATATAACCAAGGACAGATAGAAGATGCTCAGAAGGATATTTCCCGACTGACATCCGAGGTAGAGTATCTGACAGCGGCCCTTGCAGACATTCAAACAAAGTCGCATGGGGAGGTGGCTGTTCTGCGAACCCGCTTGAAGGAGCTGAAAGAGGAGTCTGATTCCGAGTCCGACATCAACGAGCTTCTGAGGATGAAGGACGAGATGAATGCCATCTGCTTTACCTTGCAGGAGAACGAGGCCGCGTATAATCGAATGAGACTACAGAGCGAGCACTTCTACAAGGAGTCCGAGAGGAAGCTGATAGAGAAGTTGTCTGAGGCAATGGCTGTGAACAGGGCGGAGGTCAAGGCAAAGCTGACCACGCTGGAGGTCCGCAAGATGCACATTGACGCGGCTGCCCTGTACGAGGACTTCAAGGGACTGAGGTTCGTTGCCAAGGAATCCGTTGAGGGAATCCAACAGAGGGTGGCCGTGTTGAGGAGAGATGAGGAGGTGTCCCGGATGAGGGAATCAAGTCACGCATAGAGCAATCAATCAAAACCAAACCATAAACCATAAACCCGCCTACAAGGCACAAAACCAAGAACCGATGAGCGCATTGAAAGTTCCATCAAGAAACAGTGAGGGCACCGCAGTCCTTGAGCATCCGTCCCGTTACAGGGTCTCCTTCAAAGGGGATACAGGGGAATTCGAGGTGTACGACAAGAGCACCAAAGAGAAACAGCGCATTTCGCACGACAAGTTCGTGTTCATGCCACTCATTCGCACCGCAGGGGCCTCCGGCTACTATCAACCCGCAAACATGGGGTACTGGTCGAACGAGATTCAGGACAGCCGCACCGACATCCTCGAAGTGAAGGGTAACGATGGGAGCACTTTCTGCAAGGGCCTCTGGAAGGAGATCAAAGAGCAGTGCAACGCCCGCAAGATCGAGTTTATCGGGAACCTGTACGCAGCAGTCAAGATCAGTGGCAATTATGAGATTGCCGTCATAGAACTGAAGACCACTTCTCTGGTCGCCTTCGGGGAGTTCGCCAAGAAGTTGGCATCGGAGAAGGGGAAATCCAATGCCATTTACAACGTGGCTGTAAGGGTTTCCGCACTCACCCCGAAGAAAAACGGAAGCGTGAACTATGTCGTGCCCACATTCACGGCACAAGAGGTGTCACCGCAGGGCATGGAGGCAAGTGGCAAACTCGCGGACACCTGCATAGCGTACCTCGAAGGGTACTTCTCAGAACAAGAGGAGGCTCAGGCAGCAGCACCCGCAGCGTCAGTCCCCGTCCAAGCACCCCAAGCAACGGCAGCCCCCGCGCAAGTACCCGCACAACAAGCCCCGCCACCGCCCATGGAGGAGGACCTTACAGCAATGTACGGAGAGGATCCCCTTGCGGGAGGCATCGACTTGGGAGGAGACGAATTGCCGTTCTGAGGATACTACACAGGGATGCGGCATTGGGTCACCGCTTGTAGCTACCATCCAAGCAAACTGCGCGGGGGAATTGAGTGGTCGGGTTCGACTCCCGGCATCCCTTCTACAATTAACCATCAAAAACCAATCTGACATGAGTATCACAATCGAACAAGTAGAAGAGTTCTTCTCCAACAGAGCCCTTGACGTGGCCGAGGGCATGGCCGACCCGATGGACGTCTATGCTGAACTTTCCCGCACAGAGAAACTGACCGAGGCTTTGAAGAAGGCCGTGAAGGAGGAGGCTATGGCGCAGGCACTTGAGCATGGGGCCGATAAGGAGAAGGTGGCCTACCATGGGCACACATTCGAGGTCAGAAAGGGCCGTTCCATGTACTCCTTCAAGCACATCGAGTCGTGGGCCAAGGCAGAGGAGGAGAAGAAGCGCATCGAGGAACTTGCAAAGATTGCCGCCAAGAAGAATGTGGAGGTGGCCGACACGGAGACAGGAGAGGTAATACCTCCCGCCCACGTCACCTACGCAGCGGACTCACTCATTGTATCACGCAATTAAGCCATGAAAGCGTTATTAGGATTCACTATCGGGATGGGGATGATTGGCGTAGTCTTCAATATGATTGATGGAAACACAATGGCTGCCGTATGGGCTTTTGCATCAACTCTGCTGCTCATAAGCCGTCTCGCAAGAGAATACAGAAATTGAACGAGTACAAGGCCAATCCTCTCCTGTTCATCAACACGTTCCTCCGCAGAGCGCACGAGCCGTATGTCTCAGAGGAGCAGTACATGAAGGTAGCGAAGGGGAAACCCAACGTGTATGACCTGAGATGGCAAGTGAGAGTGAGGAAGAATTTTTTCGACAACCAACAAGACAACAGTGGTCATGGCAGCCAAGAAAAAAGCTGAACAAGCAGAATCGGTAACGCAGGAATCCTTCGCTCTTACCGTGGTGAAGGTAGAACTTGACAAGAACATCCCTCAAGACCTGTGTAATGAGCTGACGGGGGCGTTCTTTCCGATATACCGGCAGATGCAAGACCTTGAGGCCGAGTACGAGGCCATAACAGGGGCAGATGTGACCGTACACACGAACAAGATCTCCAAACAGGCCCGCGAGTTGCGCCTCAAATACAAGTCCCTGCGAGGGGTCAAGGGATTGAAGGGCGTACACGAGGAAAAAAAGGAGTTTTACCGTAGCGTAGGTAGCGCGATTGACGCCCTCGAAAGGGAAGGTCGATTAGCGGCCCTCGCAAGGGAGGAGAAATTGGAAGAGATCGAGAAGTTCCACGAGAGGCAACTTCAAGAGACCCGAGCGGAGGAATTGCAGCCGTACCTCCTCGAAGGTCAGGAGATGCGTAAAGACCTCGGCACCATGAACGAGGACGATTGGGAAATCGTCTTCATGGGACAACGGACGAAGTTCCAAGAGGCGACAGAGAAGGAGGCCAAGAGAGAGTTGAGACGGAAGCGCATCGAAGAAGCCTCGAAATACGCCCTCTACATAGAGGACTTCGACAGCATCCAGTGGGAGGGTCTGCCGGAGAAAACCTACAACAGCCTCCTGAAAGAGGCCAAGGACGCGCACGAGGAAAGGGAAGCGGCAAGGTTAAAGGCTGAGGCCGAGGCCAAGAGACTCCAAGAGGAGGCTGATGCACGGGAGGCCGCGCACAAGGCAGAACTTGAAAAGAAGGCCGCAGAGGAGATTGAGAGACAGCGCAAGTTCAGTTCCAGAGTAGCGTCCGTCAAAGGGGGTGAGCTGAGAGAGGACGGCATCTACTACAAGGACAAGAGGATCTACACAATGAAGTCGCTGCAAGAGAAACCTGACGAGGATTTCGCCAAGTTCTTGCAGGCACACCTCGAACGATATAACGCAGATTTTCAAGCCGAGGCTGACAAGAAGGCCGCAGAGGAGGCCGCGAGAAAGGCTCAGATAGAGGAAGCGGCAAGGGTCGCAGCGGAGAACGCCCGCTTGCAGGCCGAGAAGGATGCCATCGAGAAGGCCCGCAAGGAGGCCGAGGAGAAGATGGCCGCGCAGAGAGCCGGGGCGGATGCCAAGAAATCGGCACCCGACAGGGATAAACTGAAGGAGTTCCGAGATGAGTTGGCCGGGTTGGGATACCCTGTGTGCAGCACCGAGTCAGGGAGGATTATTGTGGAAAATTTGCAGAAGCACATTGCGAAGGCCGTAGAGTACATTGATAGGAACATTTGAAAAGATTTGAGCAGATGAACACCTACTCCTTCAGCAGACTCACATCGTGGCACACCTGCAAGGGTGCATGGAAGAGGAACTACATCTTGGAAGACAAGGGGGAGAATAATTGGTTCTCCCGTTTCGGCTCCCTCGGTCACCTCGTCTTTGAAAAGGTGGACAGGAAAGAGATAGCCCCCGAACAAGCACTTCAAGAGTGGACCTCAAGATACAAGGAAGCGGTACTTCTCGGTGCGGACACGCATGAGGTTCCTTGGATGATGAAGCGGTATAAAGGGGCTTGCGATTTCTTTTCGGGATTCACAGGGTGGCGCACCGATCCTGTATGGATTGAGGAACACATTGACATTGACAGGGGGACTTTCAGATTCCAAGGCTACGTTGACCGCCTCAGCATCCTCCCGAGCGGGGACTACTCAATGCAGGACTACAAGAGCTCAAAGAGGTACGAGGGGAAAGAATTGAAGGAAAAGGCCCGGCAGATGTACCTCTACTCGGCAGCCGTGAATGAGCGCTTCGGGGTGTTCCCGAAGAATCTCATCTTCTTCCACTTCTTTCAGAACATCCCCGTCATAATCCCATTCAAAATGGACGACTACTGGGAGGCATGGGATTGGGCCGCGAGGACAGTGGCTGAGATAGAGGCTTACGAAGACGACTACCCGCTGACCGATAACGGGTACTTCTGCAAGGCCATCTGCAATTACAGGAACGATTGCCCCGTAGCGGCACAAAGCAAAAAAAACTGACATGAGCACCTCGCCAAGAACCATCTTTAATATGCCCTTTCCCCATGCCTTCTTTCGTGGGGGCATGATGGAGGTCATGCTTGCGGAAGTGTCCCTTGAAGGAGAGGGAGGGGACAGGCTTGTGACGGTGACATTCTCGGGATCCTCGCAAAAGGACTCCTACAAGGACAGGTTCTCAATCACATCATCCCTTGCGAACATGGCGTCCCTCTCAAAGCTGCTCCATGCGAATTGCCCGACAGCGGCCATCTACGGTACCTCCGAATGGGCCGTGGCGACAGAGACCCAAGAAGGAAACCTGCTGCTGTGTCTCAATCAGGAGGCCAAGATGGTGATGATCGAGGAGGATGAAGTGGCATTCACCCTTGACTTCTTCTCTCTCCCTGGACTCCGCTTTCACGATGCCACGCCAAGGCACGATTCAGGACGCCCCTGCATATCCCTGAATTGGGATGACTCCGCGAAGGTTCAGAACAGGGACGCCCGACTGTGGGAATGGAGGGGAGGCCACAACAAGAGCGACCTGATAGGGGCATTGGCAGAGTGCCCATGGGTGATGTTCGAGAATGTGATACTTTGAAAGAGCAATGACAGCGGCAAGACTCAAAGGACTGAATAAGCCAAAACTGACGTGCCTGCCGGTCGGGACCAAATGGAGAACCTACGATGGACATGAGTACGAGATCACAGGAGTGTACACCGTATTCGGCAAGAACGGGTATCACGTCAAAGAGGACGGAGAAAGAAAGCCGAGATGGGCCAATGCCAACGGATCCCCGAGATATGTTCCAGAGGAGGAAGTGAAGGAGCTCAGAGCGAAGAAAATTTGAAATACTGGCAAAAAAAATCCTTCTCACTTCATTCAATTAAAAGAAAATCCTTACATTTACACGCGCAAAAGCAACCGACATGGCAACAGGTACAATCGAGAAACAGGCCGCTTTCAGGTTCATCGAGCCGAAGCTGCCCTCCATCAGAGAGCGCATAAAGAGCCTCCTTTCCAAGTGCAACGGAAATGGACTCACTGCAAAGGAAATCTCCGCAGCGTTGTCCGTGAAAGCGAATACCATCACGGGCCGGATTGATGAACTCTGGGACGAGGGATTCCTCCACGGGGTATCTTCAAAGGGCATCGAGACGAGGTATCGCGTCACGGCACCCAAGGACGTGAACCGAGTGAAGGAGGCCCGTAGGAAGGAGAAGTTCCATGTGTGGCTCAGAAAAGGCCGCGAGAGGTACGGTGACGTGATCACTGACGAGGTGTGGAATGAGATGTTCAAGGTAGCAACGACTGAATTCAACTGAGATGAAAAAAAGACACGTTTACCTCGTTATTCAGGATGATAGACGTTACCCTTGCCGCGATCACAACGACACGCAGCGGCACATCTTAGGCGTTCACACCAGCGCGGCAAAGGCATATGCTCACCTCGAATCGTGCAAGCAGTCACGGCTTGACCTTGGATACATAGAGGTTCGGGATGAGGAATATAACCCCGATTTGCATGACGGAAAGAAGAGGGCGACATACCTGAGCCACTACAAGCACGGTTCGTCCGAGTTGATAATTGACAAAGTACAGGTTAGATGAAATACGCATACACCTACGTCCTCACATGCTGCGTGTGGCTACCGTGGTACACCGCGCCAAAGCCTCCACAGCCGACACCCGAACCCGAGTCCATTGGCGTGGTCTGCGAGTGTTGTCTTCCGGCTCAGGAACCCGATTGGGAGTGCGCGGATTGGCAGGCCAAGCACGGAAAAATCCCGGACTTCATCAAAAACGAGTTCAAGTAATCGCCTTAGCACCCACAAAAAAAACCGACATGACCCACAGACAAGAACAGCAGGAACATTTTGACCGGCTATGCCACCTCCGAGGGTTCGACCCCTTGAAGCGCATCGACAACAGCCACGCAAGAACCCGCCTAAAAAGGTCTGACGAGGTATGGTATGAAGGGAGGGCCTATCGGGTGATTGACGTGATGGGGAGTCCTAAACTGGAATTGATCAACAAGGTGAAGTAGAATGGAGGCAAAGCCAATCAGACCCAAGAAAAAGACCCCTCCATGGAAGCGGAGAAAGGTCTATGCGATGAGCCGATTCGAGGAGTACAAGAGACTCATGGCGTACACCCACCTCATTTACTCCATGGGGATAATCGAGAAGGAGCAGCCGGGAGTGGCCTTCAAGGTGCTTGCAGAAATAATCCTGAACACTGACGGATTGATCACCGAGGGAATGCTTGAGGAGTACAAGAAGAGAAACAAGAAGAAACTACGATAGGAGACATGGAGACAGAACTTCACTACATCACCGTCAAGACCTCCGAGGAGGACGGCTACACGGTGTGCATTCAGTACGAACCCGCGAGGATGACCCGTTCGAGGACTCACTTTCAGCCCGAGGAGTACGGAGAGGACAGGATCATCTCTATCACCCACGAGGACGGCACCGAACTGAAATCCAAAGAGGTCTCCGCTCTCGGTATCACCGATTACGACTTCAAGAACATCACTGAGATTGACCTTACACAAACACTTCAAACAGATCAGCAATGAAAATCATCATCAGAGTACTCTCTTCACCCTTCTTCTTCGGACTTTACCTTGTCCTTGGCTTGCACATCGCCCTGAAAGGAACCTACTGCTTTATACGCTACGGAGGCGAGATGCTGACCTACATGCAGGGAGACAAGGAAACCATTGCGAATATCTACAACGAACTCAAAGAGGGAAGGCCATGAGTCATGACTACACCTCATACCACGCCAAAGCCTCCCTCGACAATTCCATAGAAATACTCGAAACGGTATCCTCCAATCTGAGGCGCTATCTGGAGACCAAGGGAAGAACCCGCACGGATTTCCTGAAGTGGGTCAAGGCGCAGAAAATCAAAGGGGTGCCCCATTCAAGGATTGCCCGATGGCCGGGCATGGAAATGGAACCAGGCAGGGGTAACGTGGAGACGGATACGATTCGGGCCGTGTCCCTTGTAGCAGCCTACATGGGGAAGTCGCCAAAAGAGGTCATGTTCTCGAACATTCCTTTGGACAGCCTGTGAAGCATGATATTCAAATATCCCCACATGGATCCCGAGCAGCGGGCTCAGTTGCTGTGCGACTACACAGGATTTCAGAAAAGAGTTCCCGTTGTCGGTTGCCGCGAAGACAAGAAAAAGGAGCTCGTACCGATTACAGTAATGAAGGAAATGTGGGACGAGCTCACATCTTCATGCCAGCTTTCAGAGACGAGAAGGAACAACGCTTTTTTCTATATTGCAAGAGAAATGGGATACGGGTCGGGGCAAATCGAGAGGGTCGTTGAGGTGGGCATCAACAGAGACCTTGCCCTCGCTAACGGGAGGTCTCTGATGGAGTACAGCTATCAACTCAGCGAGGCGTGGGCCGCTATCGAAGAATCACTTAACAGGTAAATACAGAAGACATGACCAAGAACGAAATCCGCATCGCTCTTCTGAAGCACATTCAGCCGATTCCAGCCAAGAGCCTCGAAAAGGCCGTGGACGAAATCTACCTGAGTGTCCAAAAGGCCCTCGGCAAGGAGTCCAGAAAAAAGAACACCGAGTACGCAGACCTGAACGGGACCTACCACACGCACCCCAAGATGAATTCCAAGATACAGGAGTTCATCAAGGCAAGGAAGGAGGCCAAAAAGCCGATGACGAAGAGGGCCGTTGAAATGCTCCTCGACAAGTTCAAGAAAGGTGGCTTTACCATCGGAGAATGTATTGAGGCCATTGACGTGGCTATCTTGGGGAACTATCAGGGAGTATTCCCTAAGAAGCAGTTCAAGAGGGCCGCGCACGAAAACCCAGACCCGAAGATCATTGACTACACAGAAGGATTACCAACTCACAAAAAACCGACAACGACATGAATAAGGCTTGCGACATCCTTGAAATTGAGCGCCACAAACTGATTGTTTCCCAATCAAAATTATTACTTAAACTCTTGCAGGGGGATGATGCCAAGGCAATTGAAGACATTTTGATGCGTTCAAAATCTGAAATAGACAATCACAATAATTCAGCACGAACAATATGTGACATGACCAATATAGAAGACGGGAAATGGAGGTCAACGATTAAAAAGGTCATTATTGGTAAATTCACCAATTACTTTCGCGACAACAGGGCTCTTGGAAGTTATCCTTATGGGTGCGAAGCCTGCAATGATTCAGATGTACCGTGCATCGAGTGTCAAAAGGAGTTAGCCGAGTATCAAGCTAAGAGAGAAGTAGCTGAAAAAAAAAGAGATGCGTTTTCAAGGGCTTGCGAAAAGACCGTTTTCCCGGATGACCTTAAATTCAAATACATCATTCTTTGCCGAAGGTCTATGTGGCCGAATCAAACCCCACTTGAATTAGTCTTAAAAGAACTTATTCACACGGAAATCTTGTCAATTTTTCAGTCCCAAAATCAAGAACTAATCTCGACAACATGAAAGCCAAACTAACCGACTCGAAAAGCCTTTTGAAGTTCATCTTCAATCAAATGGAGAAGCTGGATAAAAATAAGATAAACCCCGATATTGCAAGGGCACAGGCGGCACTTGCGAGACAGGCAAACAATACCTTGCGCATCAGAATGGATGCCGAAAACAACGCTAAGACAAAATGAACATGAACTTCGATGATTTCCTCCGCAAGGAGGCCGACAAGAGTGGATTCCAATGGAATGACGTTTCAGAGTGGACTCCCGAACAGCTCGCCGCAATGTGGCACAAGGCGGGGCAATCCATCGTGGGGCCGTCCTACAAAGATGTTGACCCGAACCTCACACAAAACCTCGTGAAGTACCTCCTCCGTGATGAGTCCTTCGATGGGAACCTTGACAGGGGCATTCTGATAATAGGCAACAACGGGACAGGCAAGACCATCTACATGAAGATCCTACTCATGCTCCTCACCTATCTGCACTCCAAGCGGACGCCCTCTTACTCAGGGAAACAGATAGAGGCCAATATGAGGCTTCCAGAGGATGAGCAGGGAAGAATAGACGTGCAAAAGGCACTCCTTGCCCCGACATTCTACTTCGATGATCTCGGGGAGGAGCTTGACAGGGTGATGGTATATGGTACCTATGTGGAACTCGGAAAGGATGTCCTGACACAGCGCTACGAGGAGTTCACCTCCAAGGGCTCCCTTACATTCGCCACCTCGAACCTCAACATGAAACAGATAGAGGACAAGTACGGGTATCGAGTGGGAAGCCGCATGCACGAGATGTTCAATGTGTTCATCCGCAAGGGGGAGGACATGAGAAAAGGATTTGTGTGATGAGGGTGCTAAATCTGTATGCCGGTCTTGGAGGAAATAGAAAAGATTGGCAAGGAGTAAAGGTGACGGCTGTTGAAATGGAGCAGCAGATAGCTGACGCATACAAGCGCCTGTATCCTGATGACGAAGTAATAGTGGGAGACGCTCATAAATACCTGAAAGAAAACTTCCGACACTATGACTTCATTTGGAGCTCGCCACCGTGTCAAACTCATAGCAGAATGATGAAAGCCACCCGGCACGATGTCGCAGATTACCCCGATATGAAACTCTACCAGGAAATCATATTTCTTCAACACTTTTTCAAAGGAAAGTGGGTTGTGGAGAATGTTAAGCCCTACTATGAACCGCTTATCCGTCCAACCGTCAAAATGGGCAGGCACTACTTTTGGGCAAACTTCACTATTTGGCCCATTAAGATAGGCTCTCCAAAAAAGTTCATTACAGCCGGGACTACCGAAGAAACACAGGCATTGAAGGATTGGCTGGGCATTCAGTATGATGGCAACATCTACTACAAGAACAATCATTGCCCGGGACAAGTGTTACGAAACTGCGTCCACCCAAAAGTTGGAAACCACATACTCAATGAATCAACCCGAAACGGACTCTTCTAAATGACCACCCCCCGCAAGACCTCCTTCCCGGCAATCCCCTCCTTAGAACACGTTAAGGTTCCTCCCAACGCGGTCGAGTTGGAGGATGCCGTTCTTGGTGCCTGCCTATTGGATGCCGACGCGTTGTCCGAAGTCTCCTCCATTCTCCGGCCCGAGATGTTCTACAAGTTGGAGCACCAGATGGTGTTCTCTGCTATGATGTCCCTTGAATCCGAGGGGAATCCCGCAGACATCCTGACCGTGACACAGAGATTGAAAAAGGACGGGAACCTCTCCGTTGTCGGAGGGGCGCATTTCGTGTCAACCCTAACGGACAGGGTCGGTAGCGGTGCCAACGCGGAATACCACGCAAGGATCATCGCCCAGAAGTTCATTGCAAGGGAACTCATACGGGTGTCGGGAGACATCTACGCGCAGGCGTTCGATGACACGATAGACCCATTGGAACTCCTCGACAGGGCCAATGACGAGGTGGCCTCCATCGGGTCTGACGTTGTGGGAGATGCAGTGGAATCCAATCAAGACCTTCTTAGGCAGGTGATAGAGGACTCCGAGAGGACGGCCTCGGGGGGGAATGTCATCGGAACCCCCATCGGACTCCGCGAATTGGACATCAAAACAGGAGGCTTGCAGGAGGGCCACTTGGACATCCTTGCAGGAAGGCCCGGCATGGGCAAGAGCTCCTTCGCCATCTACGAGGCGTACAGGGTGGCGTTCTCGGAGAAGAAGACCGTGCTGTTCTTCTCATTGGAGATGCCCGCGAAGGAAATCATGCAGAAGATCCTTTCGATTCACACCGGCATCGACTCTTGGAAACTGAAGACAGGGAAGCTCGACCCCGAGCATTGGAACCGCATCAATGCCATGTCAGGGGAGATTATCAAGGCCCCCATCACAATAATCGACAACATCTCGGAGTGGTCCAAGGTCAGGACGAAATGTGTGAACTCCAACAAGAAGCAGCAGATAGGGCTTGTTTCCATTGATTACCTGCAACTCATACAGATTTCCAACAGGAAAGGCAACAGAGAGCAGGAAATAGGGGAAATCAGCAGGGGGTTGAAGCAACTTGCCAAGCACCTGAAATGCCCCATCCGTGCCCTCGCACAGCTATCGAGAGGAGTTGAGACAAGAGGTGGCAACAAGAAGCCTATGCTGAGTGATTTGAGGGAATCCGGCTCAATCGAACAGGACGCGGATAGTGTCACCTTCCTGTACCGCCCCGAGTATTACGGCATAGAGTTCTCCGAGGAGGGAAACCTCCCAACGAACGGCCTCTGCGAGGTCATCATTGCCAAGAACAGGGGAGGACTGACGGGAACGGTTCCCGTTCGGGTGAACCTCGCAACAAGCACCTTCGAGGGTTGGGAGGGAGGTTCCTTCAAGGCCCCGTCACCGCCACCCATTGAGGAGGTGCAGAGATGGAGCCCCATGCCGAGAAGCACCGAGTTCGATGACGATGACGGGAACCCTTTTTGAAAAAAAAATAATTTTAACAGAATAAAGTATATCCAAAAAGCGTTCCCTACATTTGAAGCCTCAAACAGGAATGTCAAAAAAAACCATCATGGCAAAAACAGCAGTAGTGAAAATCGAAGAGAACACCGAGGACACGTCCCTTCAGGGCATCCTCAATAGTTTGTCCCACAACGAGCGTCTTGATTGGCTCGAAACGAATGCCTTCTCCGTGAAGGATGAGGAGTATCATGCCCCGCTCTCTGCGGAGGAACTTGACGAGGTGAAGGGTTTTATCACTCAGCAGAACATCAAGTTGCAGGAATTGGAAGACAAGAAAAATAGGTTCATGGAGGAGCTCAACGCTGAGTTGAAGCCCGCCAAAGAGAAACTTGAAGTGGCCGTTCGCGAGGCGCGCTCAAATGAGCGTCAGGGCTTTGGTAAGGTGTACTACGTGCCGAACCACGAAGAGGGTATCACTTACAAGGTCACGGAAGGGAATCTTATCGTAGGCAGCCGCCCGATGCGTTCCGAGGAGCGTCAGATGAATCTCCTTGCCAAGGTGTAATGAAGTTGGTTCCTTTGGGGAGGTGGCGAAAGATAGACGCTATGTATCCTTTAGAGTTGACTGGTAACGTATGTACCTCATCAATGGGCGACAATCCACCGATAGGTTTGAGGGAAGACAACGTAGCAGATTACAGGAAAGGTGAGGAGCTTATGCTGAACCTCTAAACTTCAACTCGTGCAGGTATCAAATCCTGTCCTCCCCATCGGAATCACATTCAAGAGTAATTCAACAGTAAAACCAATTATCAGCCTCAAGAGGATTGCCAGTCAGGAACAGGCTGGAAGAGGATGACAAACGGGAACAGACCGCTTGCCAACGGAGAAGAAATCCGTGACACCTCGGAAAGACGGGTAATGGGGACATAGCTCAGTTGGTTAGAACGGTTGCTTTGCAAGCAATAGGTCGGGGGTTCAAGTCCCTCTGTCTCCACTAAAGCGCAACACGTGCAAACCGTGCCCTACCCGTATTTAATCGCGCGAGGCTCGTGGCTCAGAAACCACAAGCCGATTTTTTTTCGGCTTTCATGTCGAGAATCCAAAAACTTTCAATTAACTTTGTCTCAGCTTTTGGGAGGGAGCTAATTGAGATGTTGAAATAGGATTTTTAGAGCTCTACGCTCGGACCCGCCAACATGTCAACAGCTCCTTCCCAGAGTAAGCATAAGACGGGTCTTTTTTTTGCCCTGAACTGAGATGATGCAGGTGAAAGAGTACTGCACTACCAATGTTCGGGAACAGGACAAAGAACCGCAGCAGAATGAAGGAATACGGGGTCGGGATAGTAACGGCAGCCCATTTCATTCTGTGCTACTGTGGGATGCGTGAAGCAAACGGGGAGAGCAAGGAGAGAACCCCAAGCGCACAGGCGGCAGGAAAGCCTGGAAGTTCCTCTCGAGTCGTCTGACACTGCCTGTCAGCGATGTGGGCGATAGGGGGGATGGCTCCGTTTAGGAACATTTTTCAAAATCGACTTCCACGGCTCTCACAGGTGCGGAAACGCGCTTGGGAGGCGAAGCCGTGGGACTCCTGAAAGAATTCACCATTTAGGAATTACCCTTTACAAGGTATTTCCTAAAAAAGTATCCATTAAAGGGAATTTTATAGAAACACTTTTATAGGGATACTTTCATCTATTGCCCAAGCTATGCCTCAGAAATAGATCAAAGAAAGGATTTCCCAACCGAGGTATCTTTGCAGGGAACCCATTCAAGAACCTTGCAGCATGAACAGTAACGAGTACGAGATAGAGACAAGCCAGCCCGACCCCGAATCGGGAGCCTCTGAGCACGGCAAGGAGGCAACGTCCATCCCTAAGCTGATCCTCCCTGCACCGATACCCGTCAGGCCACCCAAGTATTCTCGGAATCAGTACGAGGAGGAACACAAGGAGTGGCTCAGAAAGAAGCGAGGGGAATCGGCATGGAGAACTGAGCAAAGGAGGAGATGGAAAGAGGGGTTTGCGGGATTGACGGGAATCCACTACTTCTACATTACCCAGATGCGGATAAAGGACGCGGAGGGAAATCCCATCCGGCCCATGTGGAGGGATGTGGACGAGGAAATCTTCCGAGAGTTCGAGCTGTGCTACAAGGACGAAATCGACTTCTACGTGTTCAAGAGACGTGAGGTGGGACTTTCATCCGTGTTCGGAGGTGCGATTCCATTGTACCTCCTCATCATGTACCCCAACAGCACCTCGCTAATGACCTCCGCTGACCTTACCCGCGTGAAGGACCTCATGGCGAACAAGCTCATTGCCCAGCACAGCTACCTTGAGGATTGGGTAAAGCCGAAAAGGAAGACCTACGACCCGCAGAAAGGGGCCACGTTCTTGGAGATTGACGAGGACGGCAACGAGACAGGGAACATGGCCGAGATTGTTTGCAGGCAGACATCGCAGGATAAGAAGGACGTGACCAACTTGGAGGGCGCAAGGGCCAAGTATGTGTTCCTTGACGAGCTCTTCCTTCACCCGTACCCCGAGGAGGTCCGCTCGTCAGCCCAATCGTGTCTCATGTCGGGCATGGAAAGAGTTGGGATCATGGTGGCGGGAGGTAGCGCGGGTGCCGTGTCGAGGCTCGGACTGAAACAGGCAAGGGAAATATCTCAGAAGGCATTGACGGGAAGCCTGAGAATGCTGTTTCTGTCGGGGGCGAAGGGGATAACAGCCGCAACGATACGAGATGAGAACGGAAAGAAGATAGGCACGGAGAACTTCTGCATAAACGGATGGTCGGACGTGGCGCGGGCAGAGGCATACATTAAATGGCAGAGAGCGATACTTGACCTGAGCCCCAACAAACAGGAACTCATCTCATTCACCAAGAGGTATCCGCTCACGCTCGAAGAGGTACTCACGTCAGACGATTTCGGGGTGATTCCAAGAGACATTGCCGAGCAGATACCCGCACAGGAACTCGAACTAAGAAGCAACCCAAGAAACCTCAAACGGGTCACGATAACATTCGAGAACGGGAAGCCAACTTTCAGGAACGACAGCAGAGGCGCGTGGCTCATCCTTGAACACCCGGTCGCTGGAGAGTACTACTGGATGGGAACGGACGCGATTCCCATGATGGCAAAGAAGGCTGAGGCCACAATAAACCCCGATGGAACGGAGCGGTCGATGCACTGCTCGGCCATTAAACGGAAAGGCACCAACAGCTACGTTGCCATATATCTCCGCAGGACATCCGATGTGGACCTCATATTCGATGAGATGTTCGCAGCTCAACAGGCATATAACAACTGCCAGAACATGATTGAGAGAAACTCCGCAGGACTCATCTACGATAGATACTCCCGTAGCGGAAACCTCAAATACCTCGCGTATCAACCAGAAGCGTTCGGCTCCAAGGGATTCAAGAAGGGAACCGTCAGGGGAGTACACAAGGACGGGCACAACTCGGAAAGGATCTACAACGCAGGGTTCGACTACTTCAGGGACAACATGCGCCTCGTTGACTTCCCTATCATCCTCGAACAGCTCAGAGTGTTCGGCTCAGAGAACACGGACGTGATTGACGCGATAATGATGTGCGAGGTGTTCCATAAGTATCAGGAGATCTCAGCAGGGGAACGCGCTGTCAGGGCCATGAAGCAGACCTACAAATACCAACCCTACATCACATACGAGAACGGGAACCGCGTAGTGAGACACAAGAAGGTGGCCGTCAATTCGGCAGGTCAAGTAATAGGCCCCCATCAAGGAATGACACCACTGACAGGATTATTGTGACTTGTAAAAAATTTATTTGCACAGGTTAAAAATTGTGCGTAGTTTTGAAGGCATGATCCAATCCACCTCCTGCACGGTGCATCCCTCAATAAGCCCCTCCGAGAATTATCTATCGGTGTTCCTCGGTGTGCATCAGTACAAAGACCAGTTCGGGGCTTATCCAGTGGCGGTCGTGAAGGACAAGAACGGGAGACTCATGCAGTGCAAGCTGTCGGCAGTGGAGGTAGAGGTTCCTTGGGGGATACCTTGCAGGGTCATCTACAAGGACACCGACTACACGACACTGTTCTTGGGCACGTTCGACTTCTCCGATGGAGAGAAATCCTATCCGGTGGCCGTTATCAGGAACCAGGATGGGAGGTTGCAGGCAATCCGTTTGGAGGCCGTTCACTTTCTCTCCTCCGTGTATCTCTTTGAAAGAAAAAAGAATGAACCATGAACCTCCCCGACACCCCATACAAGATAGGCTCCACCCGAATCCTCAACGAGGGCAAGAAGTGGTTTCTTTGCAGGGCCACCCCTCCGATACACAAAGGGTTCTGCTATGTGGTCTGGAAGAAAATCAAAGAAGTGCCCAATCAAACAGGAAAGTCGCAGCTTGAGTTTCAGTTTGGGTAACGTATTGGTATATGGTTAGTGCCGTGTAAATAGCACAGACCTTTGAATTAAGAACAGAAGTAATAATTAAATATTTTTAGAGCGTGGGCAAAATAAATAACTTATATACAGCAGAAGCATTATCATTTATGAAGGAAATGAATGATAACTCTGTTGACATAATAGTAACATCACCACCGTATAATTTAATGGGGCAATACTCTTGTAAATCACAAATGAACAGAAGTTTTACAAGTAAAAGGCTTGAAGATTGGTATGATGATAAAATGGATGAAAAAGAATACCAACAATGGCAAAAAGAATGTGTTAGGGAAATGGTTAGAATATGTAAAGGAAGTGTTTTTTACGTGCATCAAGTTAGATATGCTTGGGGTAGAAAAAACGAGTTTTACCACCCTATACATTGGTTAAATGAATTTGTTATATGGTCTGAAATAATTTGGAATAGAGGAAATGGTATAAGTGCTGCAAAAAGACCAACAATGGCTGACCAAAGGATTTATATGATTGGTAAACCTAAAGTTTGGAATAAGCCAAATTGCACAAGTGTTTGGGATATACCTTCTGTTAGAAATTCTAATCACGTTTGTCCATTTCCTGATGAATTAGTAGAAAGATGTTTAAATATGTGTAGTAATGAAGGCGATATTGTTTTTGACCCATTTGTAGGTATAGGAACAACAGCAAGAGTTGCTAAAAAAATGAATAGAAAATATATTGGTGTTGATATAAATGAAAATTATATAAACGAAGCTAAAACCAAATTGCTGACGTAGGAAACAAAAGAGCGTGGGCAAAAAATATTTAATTATGGGTAAAAAGGCACAAACGATTGAATTAAGCACGAACTTAGGCATTAACTATATACCGTGTTGTAAAATCGTTTTAATGTTTTACAACGTTTTCGGGCTTGGCGAAGGCGGGGATTTAACCACAAAAGTTTAATAGAATGACAGAAGATAATTTACATACAAAAGTTGATTTGGAAAACGGAAGCCCCGCTTTTGCCAAACCCGTGTTATACGCTGGGGCGGGTATCAAGGCAAACATTTCAATTTATAACGAGGACTGTTTGCAAGCATTAAAGGCAATGGCAGACAAACAATTTGATTTAGCCATAGTTGACCCACCTTACGGAATAGGAGCAGAAAACCACGCAGGCAATAAAGATAATGGATGGACACAATGGGCTAAAAAAGATTGGGATAAGGCAATACCAACGGCTGAATATTGGGAGCAACTTTTTAGGGTAAGCAAAAATCAAATTGTTTGGGGTGCAAATTATATGACGGAATACTTACCACCTAAAATGGGTTGGATTGTTTGGGATAAAGGGCAAAGGGATTTTAGCCTTGCTGACGGAGAACTTGCTTGGACTTCATTTGATAAAGCAATGAGGATATTTACTTACGCAAGAGCAAAAGCATTAAAGGAAGGTAAAATACATCCAACGCAAAAGCCGACTGATTTATACAAATGGCTTTTAGATAAGTATGCAAAGCAAGGCGATAAAATCCTTGACACCCATTTAGGAAGTGGAAGTATTGCCATTGCCTGCTGGGATATGGGTTACGACTTAACAGCCTATGAAGTTGATAAGGAGTATTACGATAATGCTTGCAAACGATTAGAAACGCATAAGTCTCAATTAACGCTATGGTAGCCCTTGCGTATAACTCTCCGATACACGAAAGTTTACTATGCAATGAAACACACAGTGTCAACAACATACGATTTAGTGTGGCAGATTAGTGGCGCGGAGCATTACAAGTTTACTTCTGATGGCATCTGCATAAATACCCGAACAGGAAAACGAATAAAGAAGACCCTTTGTGGCCGTTCTGTCGGGTATTGCATTTCGGGGAAATTCGTGTCGACCACTACGCTAAGGACACGACTTCAGCGAATCCCGAAAGAGATTTCCTGCCCGTTCTGACATCATTCCCTCCATTGCGTTCCCTTCCGTAGCTTTGTCCCCTACGGAGATAACTCAGCATGGACAACTACAAGCTACTTGACACGGAAGGCCCATCGCATCAGATGGAGACCCACCGCCCTAATGTCGTAGGCACGAAACGGGCCCTGAAAAAAGAACACAAGGGGATGCACGGCATGATTGCCAAGTACCTCCGCTTCATGGTCACGCAGTGGAACCTCGACTACAATACCCCTCTCTACTCCACGAGGAATCCCGGCCACATCCTTCACAGGTCTCCCGTAGAGGAGATGCTCCTCAATTACAAGTACTATCAGTCCCAGCAGGATGTTAACAGCTATGCCTACCTGACAGAAACCGCAGAGGGGGAGGAGCGTCCAGCCAAATTTACCCATGGTTCAGAGATCTATCAGGTGGTGCAGCACATGGTAGGCCCCGTTGTGAAGCACTTCGCAGGGACAACCATCACAATCGAATCCCTTGATCCCTCCGTGCAGTCCAAGCGGCAGGCCAAGGTCGCAATGCTTCAAGCCAAGAAACTCCTGCCAGACATCTTCAAGAGGTTCTCCGAAATGGGCGCCACGTTCATGCCTGAAGGAGCAACCGAGGCAAAGGACATGGACGGGGCTATTCAGGAGGCGCTGAGAAAACCAGCCCACAAGGTCGAGCGGTACGGCATGGACATCCTTACTCATGTCAACAACACCAACAGCGTAAAGGACTACATGCCCAAGCGTTTCAAGGATGTCGTCATTGGAAGGCATTGCGCAACGCACAGAACAGTATCCAATGGAAGAATCGTCCTCGAAAAGATTGACCCTTGGAACCTCATCTTCGACAGAGACAACTCAGATGACGACTACAACAGGTACGCCCTGTTCAAGGGATTCATCAGTTGGAAATCCCACGAGGAGATCATGCAGGCGTACACCCTCGGAAGCGATGCCGAGGAAGAACTCAAGAAGCTCTTCGACAGCAACAGGAGTGCAACACTGCCGGGACTCAACGGAGTGATGGGTAATGTCCCCCAATCTGGATTCTCTTGGCTGGAATCGGACGGACCCCGTAGAATAGCCTGTGTGACAGGATACTTCATCGCCACGATAAAGGAAGATGACGGGACATCCTATCAGACCATCTACGAGGGGACTTTGATAGGAAACACGGTGCTTGTCAACTTCGGGGAATCCAACAACATCAGCTACGACATAGCCCGACCTGAGTGGCCGGTCATGCCCATCCATATCTACAGCCCCGACACGATACTCGGAACGAACGTCTGTCCCGTGGACCGGTTCAGAGAAATGCAGGAGGACTTGGATGCGTTCAAGTACAAGATTCGGGAACACATCGACAGAGACCTCGGAAAGGGGTATGTGTTCTATGCGGATACAGCCGTTCCGAAAGACATCATTGAAGACCTCAAGAACTTCGGTGTAACAGTCATCAACAGGGCCGACCCCGAGGAACCCATCATCAACAACAACAGGATGGTGGACACAGTGGACATGACCCTTGACCCTAACGTGGCACAGTACATAGCCCTGCGAAAGGAGTTCAAAGCGGACATGGACAATGTGGTATCCCAATCGAACATCACGAGAGGGATGCAGCAGACGTACATCGGTGGAGGTACACAGCAGGCCACCGTTGCACAGGCCAGCAACGGCACCGTTTCTCTCATGTCGGGATTCTTCCAACACTTTGCCTTCATAGAGCAGGACATATTAAATACCGCCAAGACAATGCTCTTGGAGCCCAAGAACAGGGAAGAGGCGGAACTCATTCTCTCTGACGCAAGCGCAGATTTCTGGGAGGCCATGCAAGACCTCAATGTCATCGACATGCAGGTGCGTATCGAGATGGAGGACTTCATTGACGAGGAGCGCAGGGCAAGGTATCAGCAATATGCCCTCGCAATGGCACAGAACGCGAGAGAGACAGGGTTCACAATGCTCGATGCCATCAACATCGAGAACGCCCGCACAAGTCAGGAGTTGATGACCAAACTGAAAGAGTCCCTCGAACTGAAAGAACTGAAAGCCGAGCGCATGAGACAAGAAGACATGGCTATGCAGCAGCAGATGCAACAGATGCAGATGCAGCAGCAAGGTCAGATGTTCCAACTCGAAGAACAGAACAAGGCTCTTCGAGACCAGATCCGCAACGCGCCCAAGCACGAGGCCAATCAGATCAAACGCGAGGAGATGAACATGTCAAGGGACATGGTATTCGCCTCCGAAGCAGGAATGCCAGGAACAGAAGTGGAATAAAACCTCTTCTTTTACCCTTGTAAAGTATCCTCTTTTACCACTGTAAAGCATTGTATTTCAATGCGATAATTTTCTTGCGTATTTCGATTCTCTGTATATTTGAGGCGGCACTTTTGCCACTTAAAGACAACTACAAGAGAACCACCAAAAAGCAAGAAAATGGCAACCGAAGCAGCAGAAGTAATCGAGAAAAAGGAAGGCGCAGCAGCATCTCCCGAAGGCGGTACCCCAACTGGTGCCCAAGCTGGCGTTCAGCTTCCTGAATTCGACCTCGAACCCGAAGTGGAATCCGAGGTGGAGGCCGCTGTACTGGCAGCTCACACAGGCAAGGCCAAGGACCAGCTCGAAGCCGAGATAAATGCCGCAAAGGAGGCGAAAAAGAATGAGCTCATCGAGACCTACAAGCCGCTTCTCGACAAGGCCACCGAACTGAAGGCCCTTCCAGAAAACGAGGGAAAGACCGATGAGGAGCTTCTCGAAATAGCTCAAGCAGAGATTGAGAAAGGCAATTCTGACGGTGACGACACTCCAAAACTCGGGGAGGACTTCTTCGGTGTAGGTGTTAAGGCAGAGAGTAAGGATGCACAAGCAGGTGCCAAGCCTGCGGCTGAGTTCGTTGTCCCCGATGAGTACAAGCCTCAATGGGAACGCGCCAAGAAAATTACGGAAGACCCCCTTGCCGAAATCTATTTCAAAGCAAAGGAAGCGGGTCAGGTGAAGGACTTCATGGACCTTCTCGGGAAGATGACACCCGACCCCGACACCCTTTCACCCGAGCAGCTCAAGGAGATGCAGGTGAGGTCCTACGACCCGAACATCACTCCCGATGACCTTGACGAGGTCATGGAGGAGTTCAAAGAGAAAAAGACCTACCAAAAGAAAGAGGAGGTATCTCTCTTCGCAGCCCAAATGAGGCAGGCAAGGGAGAACGACCTCAAACTGCTGGAAGGCAATGTTACCTCCAAGGCAACAGCCTCGAAGGAGTCCACCGCAAAAGCTATCCAAGAAGCCGAGAAAGAGCTGAACGGAAGCTACAAGGGACAAACCTTCTATGGGGTTGAGGTCACGGAGGAAGTAGCCCAAAAGGTGCTCAACAAGATGCGTCAGAACGGGGTCAGCTTCACCCGCCCTGACGGAGCACCTGACGTTCAGAAGTCCATTCAAGCGACACTCCGAGAGGAGTACTTTCAAGACATGCTCCAAGCAGCGTTCGAGAGAGGACTCAAGACGGCCACCCGAAAAGAGGCCATCAAGCGGAGCAAGCCTCTGACGGGACTCAAGACGCGGGGAGGCATTCCGAGAACCCAGCAGAAGAACATCAGGGAAGAAATCTCTGAGATCATCAAGCAGAAAGTAAACGGAGGCCAAAAGAAGTAATGCAAACAGCCTAAAACCAAAAAACAATGGCACTTTCAATTCCAAGTCTGGCCAGTAACCTTCAAGTCCAAGCACTTGTTGACTGGAACGACATCAGCAAAGTCAAGTACCTCACGAGGTCTTCTTGCAAATTCCTTGAGGACATCGTAGCCCTCAATGTGAACATTCCCAACGCATCTCAGTCGATTGACGTACTTGAGTACCGCGAGAGCTTCCTTGATGACGACCGCATCGTGGCCGACATCACTCAGGTTACCGCAGGTGCCACAAGCGTCACCGTTGACCTTGCACCGTACAACGGCAACCCCGTTCAGTACATCCGCGTGAACACCCTTATGTTTGGCAACAACAAAGCCTTCCAAGGTCGCGTTGTTCAGGCCACCCCGGGCCAAATCGTTCTTGAGCCTCATGCAGGTGCTACTGTGGCACAGCTTGCGGGTTCCCTTGTCGTGGGTCAGCAGGTAAACGGTCGCGGTATTTTCGTACCGTATGCCAACTCATCCGGTGTGACAGGCATCAAGCGCGTTCCAGATTGGCAGGTGAACTACCTGACAACCATGCGTGAGGGCAACGACCACAACCGCGTTGATTTCCGCAAGGAGCGCGTCAAGTACGTGGGCAAGTATTGGGAGGACGCCCAAGTTCATTTCACCCTCGAGCGTTTCCTGAAGGACATCGAGTACGACATGATCTACGGTCTCCCGTCCTTTGACCCCACAAACGAGACCTCTACGAACGGAGGTGTCGATTGGGCAATCCGCAACAGAGGTGGTGTAGTGTTCGGTTTCTCAACACTTCCTGACCGCACAATGTTCCAAGATTGGCTCGACACGGTGGCGAACCAAAGGTCATACACTCAGAAGCCTCGGAAATTGTACATCGGTCGTGCGCTTTACGCTCACATTGTCAACAACTTCGGAGTAGGGTTCACTGAGCAACTGACCCTTATGCAGCCTACTAACGGTGTCATCGACCTGAATCCTGACATGATCAAGATAGGTGGTCACACTGTTGAATTGGTGTACGCCCCAGGTCTGTTCCAAGATCCTACCTACGACACCGCGCCCACTCAGATACCCGGTGCAACAGGTATGAAGAAGGAGTGGCAGGCGTACTTCATCGACCAAGACCCTGTTATGACTGTCGGAAGCGGTGAGGTTCCATCCATTCAGCGACTCCACTACGGAGAGAGCCCATTCTATGCCGTAGTCGGTAAGGGTATCGGTGATTTCCCTGTTGGAATGCCTGTCACGTCCGACATTGTTGCGGACAACTTCGGCCAGCCCATGGACATGCAGGACCGCACCACGATACAGTTCATGTATCACGGTGGCGTCAACATGACCACAGGCAAGTACTCAGGATGGTTCGGTGCCACCATCTAATCTCTCACATCCAAAAACTCAGAAAAAATGGATCAGATTTTTGTAATCAACACAGTACAGGCCGCAGCAGCGGACCTGTCAACACCGGGCCAAGGCAAGGTTCTCGTAACAGGGGACACCAAAGGCTTCATCCGCGAGGACGTGGACAGTATCTCGGTACTGCCACACAAAGCGGAGACGAGTCAGATTGTCGATGTGACAGCCACTGCTTCGCCTGCGGCAAACACCGAATACAGTTTTCGGATTGTGCAGAACGTGGACGAAGTGCAGGTGATTCGTGCTGTTCACTACAAGACAGGCGCAAGCGCTCCGAACGCATCCGCTTTTGGAACCGCCCTTGCAGCAGCAGCTCAGGCCGTTGCTGACGAAGGTGGTCTTCAAATCTCTGTAGCTGCCATCACAAGCGGCAATGGAGGGGTGAAAATCGAGGGTGCGTCAGGCTACCCGCTTGTAAGTGTTGTTCAGCAAAGCATCAACCTGACCGTAGCGGCAGGTCTTGTAACGACAGGAGGTGTAACACGGCCGATTATCAGCACAGGCAACCTCGCTGTTGTCAGCGGACTCACCTTAAAGTTTGGACAGAGCACAACGGCAGCCTTCGAGGTTGGCCAGACGCTTTATCTGAGCGGATGGAACTCGGCCTATGTCATTAACGGCAAGTCTGATGTCGAGGGAACATACGTGCGTGTTTCCGCTATCAGCGCGAACACCCACGTTGAGTTCATTGCTGAGTCTGTGTCAGGTACCATTGGAACGGCCACTACCGACCTGTCCATCATCCCGCAAGAGGCCGCAGGAACAGCCGCAGTATTGGCTGAGAGAGCAATCACAGGCGGTGGAAACCCCAACGTGAACATCGACAACACCGAGGTTTACCACGAGGTTGTAGTGTCAGGTGGGCAAAAAGCCGGTCAGTCCAAGCAACAGAAAGACCTCGCACCAATCGTGAAGAGGTACTTCATTGCCGACTCCGCTTCCATTGCTAACGCGAACGACCTCTTGGTGCGCTTTAAGCAGGTCAACAACTGGCTTGCGGCAGGTGGCTCATTCGACCCGCTCCTTCTCAGTTAAGGATAGGGATTGTCTTTCAAAGAAAGAGGAGAGCATTAAGTTGTTCTCCTCTTTTTTTATATACCTTTGCCAAAGTAATCAGTCAATCATCTTAATTACCAAAACAAAATGGCATCACAACAATCAATCATCAATGACCGGGACGTAATCCTTCGTATCGGCTACAATGGGGTCATCACAGGTACAACCGACAACCCCATCTGCCAAAACCTTGCAGCATCCAATCCTGACGGAACAGTAGATGTGCTTGTTGACGGGTGGAGAGTGACAACGGTGAAATACGACACTGACGAGGATAGGAAAAATGCGGCCACATTAAAATCTTTCGTCCTTAAGGTCACCCGCAGGTCTCCCAATGTTGTCATCAAGCGTCAGGACGGCCTGTCCGACACTCAAATCAAGCAAGTGGTCGGCCTGCTTGAGCGCTGCGGTGCGTTCCTCAATATGAATGACACCAATCAATGGGACCCCGTATTGGACCAAGCGGTAGGCCCCAACGCGAACCGTCCATGGTTCTATCAGGACATGACCAAGGCAAGGAAAGCGAAGATGAACTCCTCTATGGAAACCATCGCCATCAACGAAGCCCTTGTCGGAATGTACGATGACATCGCCAAGATGCGTGACGCTCTGTTCCTCATCGGTCAACGCCCCCTCACAAGCGACTCAGAGGAGGACCTGAAATTCGCCCTGTATCAGGAACTCATCGAAGGAAACAACTTCAACAGTCGCAAGAAGTTCCTTGAGATGTTCGTCCACAAAGGACTGTCCCCCGCGCAGCTTGATGCGAAAAAGTGGTTCGAGAAGGGCAGGTCATACGGACTCATCACAAACAACAGCGGAGTGTTCGTCTCTGGAACAGACAGGCTCGGTATGACCGAGGATGATGCCATCGAGTGCATCATGAACAGGGACGACATCCGAGGGTTCCTCATCAGTTCCATCAGTGCGAAGTCACACATGGAGGAGGATAAGAAGGCAGCAGCAGAGGTTATCCGCAAGGCCAACGGGGAGAATGTCTCTGAAGGCGTTGTTGATGAGCAGGTGGGAATCGCCTACATCAAGAACCTTGCGAAGGACAAAGCTATTGCGGTGAATCCCGGCCCGATGTTCGGCAAGTGCAAGACCCTTGCGGATGCTGTGAAGGTGTACAACGCGAAGCTGAAAGAGGCCAACCTTCCCAACCCTGTATTCCTCTCAGAGGAACTCGTGTTGGAGGAGATCAAAGCGAAATGACATGGAGCAGCAAGCCATAAACAACCGCGCCAGCGAGATTCAATCTCTGTTTGAGTCCGAGAATCTGTTTGTGACCACACTCAATACTCAAGGTTACCATGACCTGATCCCAAGGATAGGAGGGCAGTTTGCCCCGCTTTACGAAGCATTGGGGTTGGGCCACATAGAGGGGTCGAGAAAAAAGACCATCATGGGATATGATGGGTTCGGATTCTACGCATTTACCAACGCGACAGAAGAAGAGGCACCTTTATTCCATGAAAGGAACATGGTGTCTTCAAGGAAATTTGGAAAAGTGATCCCCGCAAAGGACTTCGACTATACCCACGCTCAGATTCTCTGCGAGAAGCACCGATACCAAGGATTCGCCCTGACACTTGCCAAAGCAGAGCTTCAGGATTAGACAGTCACCCTTTTCGTTTACATGCCGAAGGGCCACGGGGAACGCATCCTTCCGTGGCCCTTCTCTTTGCGCTCTATCTGGAAGAACGCCAACCCCCGATTCCCGCCCATCAGCCCTACATGAACGCTATTACCAAAAAGCGCGAAGAGGAGGCCATCATAGCTGAAATTGCCTGGGCGGGCATCTACCAATCTCACTCCTTAGGAAGGGAGTGCGCCTTGTCCCTCTTCGGGGATAAAGTTACGGTAGCCGCGACAAGATCTCACAGGCGCAGTATATCCCTACGAACACCCCTACAAGCATGCTCGGTATGGCAATCTCCTCGGGGAGATAGATGTTGTATTCCTTGCGTGGTTTTTTCATGTCAGAACAGTGTGAGTTGGGATTTGAACTCGCGGTATCTTTTTTCTTGTGCCGCCCAATAGTCAGGGTCAAGTTCTGCACCGATGAAATCCAACCCAGCGCGATGGGCTGCAATGCGGGATGAACCGCTGCCGACAAAAGGGTCTAAGATGGTGTCGCCTTCCTTGGCGTAGTGGTGTAGAATCCAATCATATAAAGCAGTCGGCTTTTGTGTAGGATGGATTTTTCCGTTTGTGTAAGCCTCAACGCGGCTCATTCTAAATGCCTTACTTGAACTACCAAAAGATGTCCAAGCTAATTCAAAGTCAGCACCGCTAAACTCTTGCACCTTATCCCAAATTAAGTTGCATCTTGTAGGTGGCAGCGCAAAATAGTTGCCACCCCAAATTATTTGGTTTTTTGAAACCCTAAACATTTCCAAAATAACCTCGTCAGATGGCAACACGTCCCAATCAACATGCCTAATATCTCTGACAAACTTTGATCCTCGTTTTTGTCCGCTCAATAAACTGTGACCTATGCCATACGGAGGGTCGGCTATACAAAGACTGAAATACTTATCAGGATACCCCCGCATCAATTCCATGCAGTCCATTAAATGCACCTCGTTTTTCATGTCTCCGTGTATTTCTCAATCTGTCCAAGTATCCATTCCCTATCGAACTTCACACCGCTCTGCTGCATAAAATCCATGTGAGTGGCATAGAGCATGGCCATGTACTGAGTCTTGTCCCCGTACTCGGTATGCTCCTCCCTTGTGAGCCCCATCAGGTTTTCAATCCGGTCGCACAGTTTTGAGGACCCCATACCCCTTGCCTCTATGTGATGCACGTCCTGACACCTCTGCCCGGACATCTCGGAGGGAATGAAGTCAGTGTCCCCGTATCCGAATGCCGCCATGTAGATGGCCGTGTGCAGGGGTTTCCCATTAACCCTCGGCTTGGGTTTCGTTTTCAGGGCCGCTGCGCGGGGTATAAGGCTCGGCCCCCCCTTCAAGGAGGCCTCCTTCTCGCGTCCGCAGCAGTCCTTGCAGCGGGGCGGGTTGGCCTTCCAGATGTAGGTCATCTGATTGCACCCTGAGCAGAGTTTCCGTTTGGGTTGGAGGCCGTTCATTGCTTGTTGTCTGCTATCCATTTCACTGCAATGTCCACCTCTTTCATGTTGCTCGGAAGGAACAATTCAGGATGTTGGTCGGTGACCTTCAAGTGCCTCTTGAACAGTTTCCACCTCATAGGGAACAATTCATTGGCCCGCCCCTTTACCTCTATCACCCAAGTCATATCAGGGCAAGTGAAGTCAGGCTTGTATGTGATAGGGCGTATCCTGTCCTGTCTCGGAATGAACTTCTTACGAAGAGACTCCCACGAGGACACCGTTGCAGTGAATCCTTCAATAATAGTGAACGACCTTTGCTCATACTCGAAGGGAACACCCGACTCTTTGAGCCTCTTGTATGTGTACGCCTCAAGACCAGACTGGAATTTTATGCCATCAACAAACGTCTTCTTGCTCGTTACAGGGCCTTTGCTTTTTCTCCTTATCATGGCTTTTCACATGTATTTCTCACACTCATTACACGCATAGATGACCCTGTGCATGGTCTCCTCTTCGCAGCACCCGCATTGCCTCACAAAGTCCAACCCCTTATACTCCTGAACAGCCTCCTCTATCTGTTCATCGGTCAGGTTGTTCAATAGGTCCCTAAGTGGGTATGTCGCTCCGCAGGACTCTTGTAGGAATTTCTCGAATGTCATGGCTTTCTATCTCAATGTTTCTCCGTGGTAAAATTCCTGTTCTTTTAGAGGTACACCCGTAAGAATCCTGCCCCCAGAACCCGTTATCATTGGAAGCCCGTTCTTTGGGTCGAACTCAACTCTCAAATCCTCTATGCGTCCGAAAACGCCAAGATTGCCGCAGGCGTCAACAATCCATGCGTCTTGATTCTTGTATGGGCGTATAGCACGACCTGTCTGCTGATAATACTTTGCAAGGGATCGCATCGGCCTCGCTATTAAGACAACCTTTAACGCAGGATAGTCGAAGCCTACATCCCAAACGGAACAATTCACAACACTCCGAAGTTTCCCGCTCTTGAAATCCTTTTCAGCCTTGCTCCTCTCGGCCTTGCTCGTTTTTCCCGTCACCGTGGCACTGTTACCAAGTTCCCTCGACACGAACTCCGCGTCAGCGACAGACGACATGAAGCACAGCACCTGTTTCCCCGTAGCATTGATCCTGCGGATGAGCTTCACGATGTCAGTCTTGAAGTCAATCGTGTCGTAGTACCTCTGCAAGGCCGCTTCATCGTAGTCCGCCCCCGTGGAGTTCACCTTCAAGGCATTCCTGTCGAACCCGTGACTGAGTTGGCTGCGGACATCGAAGTACCGGCAGTTAGCAAGGTACCCCCTTTCTTTCAAATCAGAAATCTGGACATGGTATCCGACCTTGCCGAATATCCTCGGAGACGTCCTTGTGAGGAACTTCAACATGGAGTCCCTGTTGCCGTCCCTGCTTGTGTGCGGGTATAGCCTGAATGGAGTAGCCGTCAACCCGAGAACCCTCGGATGGTTCAAAGCGTCAAGAAAATCCTTCAGTTGGCATCCTTTCGGGTCCGACATTAGATGAGACTCGTCTATGATGATGTTCCTATAATGAAGAAAGTGCTGCATCGATCGCTGCATCCCATTCCTGTCCTTCGCCATGATACTTTGGATGGACGCGAACGTGACCACGCCAAGGTCCTTCCTGCCGACAGACGCAGAGTACACCCCCGCATGACCACCATAGGAGGTGAACTTCTCGTAGTTCTGTTGAAGAATCTCCTTGGAGGGTTGCAGGATGAGAGTCGGCTCTTTTAACCTCTCTGCAATACCCGCTATTATCAAGCTCTTGCCCGACCCTGTGGGATGCACCTGAATCTCATTCGGCCCCGAACTTCTGCTGAAAAAATCCAACCCAGAAACGATGCCCGCCTCCTGATAATCTCTCGGAACATACTTCACAGGTGGCTTTTCAAAATCGACAGCAGACTGCATTCCTTACAAGGCATTAAAAAAGTTGTTTTAATTGAACAGGCGACAAGTATCCCTCGAACTGGCCGCCTTGTCAGATTCATCGAATCGGGTTACGGGCAGGTGTGCGTTCGGAAGTACCTGTCATAAACGCGGGTCCCTTTCTTTAAGGTTCTTTCCCTGACAAGGATGACCCCGTGCTGAATCTTCTGTTCGAGGATGCCTATATGAGGCTTCCTTCGGTAGTACACCGCTTGCGGGGTCATCTCAATGCCTTTCTTCGCGAGGGCATCAATGTACTCCCGAGTGGTCATCCACCCGGTCTCCTTTCCGTCATTCAGAAGGGGGAAACCCTTGCCCTCGTGCTTTGTCGTGTATTTTGCCATGCTGTGATTGAAAACTATTGACCCCGCAAATGTACATAGAAAAAATTTACCTCAAACACATGAAACCTGTTTTTTTATACGGATGAAGGAGTTACTTTTGTGGCATTCAAATAAATCAGCGCATGAGCAACGAAAGGGTTTACAGCAGGAAAGTGTGGACAGGAAGAGGCTTCAAACAAAGGTCTGTCAAGGAGTCCGAGTTGACAGCTGAGGACGTGACCTATTACTTGGCAGAGCTTGGGAAGGCTTACAATGCGGCCCCGTTGGTGGTCAAGGAACTGTTCCTCGATGAGGCTGTCCCGAAGATGAATGAGTTCAGAAGAAAACTCAGGGAGGAGGGCATCACGGAGGCCCTTGAATCGGATACTGTAGCAAAGGCCCTTGGAGGGGATAACGAAACGGTGAACTGATGTTCAGCAAATAGTATCTTTGCCTTCCTAACGGCATCCCGAAGCAATGACCACAGGAGCAGACCTCTACAACTTCCTACAGGACGGCATCGACCAAGCCTACTCGGGATACATGAACGAACCCCGCGCCAACGACCTGTTGCGCGAGGCCGAGATAAAGGTCGCTGAAAAGCACTACTCCACGAACAAGACGCAGAAGACCTCGGATGAGCTATCCCCTCTGACGGTACTTGATAGGTCTATCCCTGTTAGGGCCAACAGGTTCAGGACGCTTCCGTTCAGGGTCACCGCGCTTACTGTTGTCGGTACCATTGCCAACATCACAGTGGACGCCCCTCACTCACTCCTTGTCGGTGACGCTGTCACCGTGGCCTCCGTGCAGGGATTTGCCCCGGGCATTGATGGGCAGTACGTTGTGGCATCCATTGTCACTCCTACTCAGTTCACGATAGCAGTCCCCGCACAGACAGGTGCGTGGGCCACGGGAACGGGCAGCGTGACGACATCGTACATGATACCCGACATGGTACACCCGTTGGCGATTCGCCCGACATTCATCGCAAAGGAGCGAATGAGCATTGAGGACGTGGTTATCGGTGCAACTCCTTACCTGAAATTCAATCGTCCGAACTTCATCCGTGAGGATTCCCTCATTCGGGTAACAGGCGGCCTCGGTGTCGTGGGCCTCAACGGGGACTTCTACTGTAAGTTCCGCAACAGGGTGTCCTACTACCTCTACACGGATGAGGCCCTGTCCGTCCCCGCAGTCCTGTCGGGAACCTATCAGGGGTCTGGGCAAGCAGTTCTCGTTGTAAAGGAACAGGCCACCGTGCTGAGGCCCGATGCGAGGATCTCATACAGCACACAGAACAGTGACGAGTGGACACCCAAGTTCGGGATCTCCGAGAACGGCATAAACCTGTATCCCAAAAGCAGGGTCTGCGAGAATGTCGAGGTGGACTACATGAAGCAGCCTCCCGTGACCATGGATGTGCTGAACACCGACATAGACCTTGAACTGTACTACACCTTCAAGTACCTCATGCGGATAAAGGATGAGGCCGTCAACATCTTCCTGTTGCAGATGAGGGAACTTCAAGTGGCACAGGCAGAGGTGGCAATGACGCAAATCAATCCTTAACCTAAATCAATCCCAACATGTACTTGTTCAAAGACAAAGACTCAAAACTTGCTTACAGATTCTATCTGAAATCGTTCCACGAGGAGTCGGTGAAAAAAAAGGCATCAGATGTGCTCGAGGTGATACTGCGAGATTCGGGCCCGAGGGGATTTGAGTATAAATACAGATGGGTGACCGAGGCGGATATTGCAGAGGCAATCCTGACAATGTGCCGAGAGGGAGTCTTTAACAAGGAGGAGTTGTCCAAAATAATCGAAGTAGATTTAGATGGCTTTGTAGCTACGAATCTTCTTTACGACATGGTGGTAAGGTTTCTCTATGAGCATGTAGCTAAAGACGTTGACGTGTTTGAAGATTCTTTTTTCAGAAGGGTCTTCGACACAACAAGGTTTCTTGGAGGTGGTAAGTTAGCTGTTTCACCAGTAGGGCATCAAGAATGGATTGATGATATTGGCATAGACGCAACCCCAAAAGACGTTGTAAAGTACATGGGCTTCAACAAGAATCAGGCAAAAAGAGTGATTGTTCTGCCTATTCACGATTCAACTTACAGGATGTATGTCGTCACTGACCTTGACGAACTTAAAAACAAGTTCTCCAAAAGAAGGGTCTATTGTAAGTTTTCAGGAATGTCTTATTGCAAAAATTTTAACGGACAAAAAGACGGGTGCATCTATCAAATAATGCACGACAAGAGGTCTCAGTTCAACATTGCATGGACTTATTCGCTGCTTCCCAATTCAACAACACCTGAAATACCTTTGAAAAGATGAAACTCAAAGAGTGTATAGAGATACTTCAGGCGTCCCTCAGTGGAGGCGTGTTCACGGCAGAGGGCCTTACCGATGTCAAGTTCATGGAGTCCGTCCTCGCAACGGCCCGGGCAGTGTGCATCAAAGAGATGTACCTCACGCAGAACAACATCCACGAGATCTACTACCAGCACGTCTATCTGGACTACGAGGAGGACATCCAGGAGGACGACTGCTACACCGTGTTCAGGTACCCCACGATACTCAACATCAACACACAGGTTGACGGGCATTCCTACATAGGGCAGAGCAAAGGGGATGCGAGTTGGAAGCGCATCAAGAGTCACGCGCAGTGGGCCAACTTTCAGAAGGCCCGGCCAAGACGCATAAAGGACGAGAGCATCTACTACCTGTTGGAGCCTCAGTACGGGCTTGTCAAGGTGTTCAAGGAAAAAGGCACCGTCAAGAGAGCTGTCGGGTATTCAATCTTCGCAGACCCCCTCGATAGTCTGATACCCTTCAACAGGCAGCTTGACGAGTACCCTATCACGCCCGAGTGCATGGCCCTTGTCGAGCAGTACCTGAGACAGGGCAAGTTCGAGAAGTACTTGCAGAGGCCGTCTAACATGATCGCAAACGGGGCGGATGATGCACAGTTGATGATGACAGGTCAGCAATGACACCGCTATACAGGGACATCGAACTGGAAAAGGAGTTCAAGAGGTTCCGCAGAAGCCCCGAGGGAAGGCGTCCATACTTCGATGCGCTATGGACAACATGGGAAATTATGAGGGCAAGCGACCTGAAAAGACTGCCGAACAACACCTTTGCCCTTGTCCGCGCAAACTTGTACCTTGCAGGGCTGCACTTCAACATTCTGCCTGAGCAGAAGAAGTTCTACGACTACACGGTATGGTTCATGGAGAACAGACTGAAAAATACAGGGGCAAAAGGTTATTGTAGATGCGAAATGTCCGAACTTTACAGCCCTGCAAAGGATAAGAGATGAGATTCAGTGAGACAACATACGACCAGATAATCGCTATGGCGAAGTTCGGCCTGAACCTCGAGAACACCACCGACCACGACCCTTGGTTCATGCTCCTCCTCGATGAGTGCATGAGAGGAGTGAAGGACAGAAGCATAGAGGAACTCAGGACAGAGATCATCCCCCTCGATGAAGGCACCGCCCCACTCCCTTGCGGGTTTCTCCGCGCTATGGCTGTATGGTTCCAAAGCAGTACAGGCCCATGCACCCTTGCCCCGTATGTGGACAGGAACATAGTCAACTACTGCGACTGCGGGGTGGACAACGTGAACCTGACCGCCCTCGGGACATCCTATCAGGTTAACGGCAATCACATCGTGTTTCACAACCCTATGGCGATCTCCGCAGAGGAGGTCTCCCTCGCGTACCTCGGACTGAGGCTCAACGAGAACAATCAGCCGGTCGTCCTCGAGAGTCATTCCCGCCTCGGTGCCGCCTTCATCACATGGAAGTTCAAGACGAAAATGGCCTCCGCAGAGAGGAACGCAGGGATGAGAAACCTTATGCGGAACGAGACAATGGACGCCAAGAGGGAGTACATGGCGCAGAAACGATACGTGGAAGGCGAGAGCAACAAGCGGCAGTGGGATGAGGACAAGAAATCAATCGGGAGAACCTTCAACGCTTGGATAACAAGGCACAACAAGAGGGGTCTTTACAGTATGCCGTAAGAACGCACTGAGACATGGCAGACAAGATCACGCGCATAACCCCTGCGGGGAACATGGACAAGGATTCCGACCCAAGGTATGTCGGAAAGGGAGAACGCGCAGGAGATTACCTCGATGCAAGGAACATTCAAGCAGTATCCGAGGACGGCAACCTGCAAGGCTCCGCTATACCTACAAAGGGATGCGTATTAGGCTTTGACCTCGGCAGCGTCACTCAGCAGAACAAGCGGTACAGGATATTCCTTGACGGGGATGCCACGAAGCAGCACGCGGTAAGGTTCCTCTCTACGCAGCGGGACGCGAACATACTTATCGGCACGGGGCCGTTACCTGGTCAGGCGGTTGAGTTCAACGGAACGGTCGCAAGTTGCGTGGCAGCATTGCAAGCAGCGGGTAACGCTGGGGTGATGACCTTCTCAGCGACAGCCACAACGGTTGACGTTACGATGACCGCTTATCCGATGTACCAATGGTACGCGGAGAGCGTTGGTCAGGACGTTGTTCAGGTGACATGCGTGGCGGAGGCCATACCTGTTGACCTCGCGGGGCCGCTAAAGGACATCGGCAGCTACGACTTACTTGGAGACCTGTTCATATTCAGTACGACTCAGGACAACGAGCCGACAGAGATAGCTCCCGACATAATCCTTGTAGGCCCGACATCGGGAGGAACATACATAGGCCCGCTCACGAGTTTGCTCTTCAACGGCAACCATGGACTTGTTCAAGGACAGTGGATACGCATCACGGGCTCGAACGAGTCGTTCCTGAACGGCCTGTTCGTGGTGAACTCAGTAGTGGATGCCACTCAGATAGAAATCGTGACGGTCACCGCGTGGGGAGTCAGTCCTCCCGTGACCACCCTCGGAACCCCGCAGGTGTTCATCCACCCGACAGGCATCGGAGAGATAGGTGTCGCTCAGAAGGACGACAACACTGATTCGTGGACTTACACGAGATTGCTCCGGAGCGTGGAGTTGAATTTTGTGAGTCGTTGGCAGGTGGATTCCGATGGGGAAAAGGAGGTTAATGAGGTGTCCATCTACTTTGATGACGATTACAATAATTACAGGAGAATATATTACAAAGGCGATTACGTCACCGATGGGCTTCTCGGCTTTATTGGGGCAGGGAATGATTATTCATACGGGAATATCAATTCTCAGATATACGGATTCAGTCCTAAGCCTTATGTGATAATTGATTATGACGGCCAATCGAACCCGGGTGGAAGTCTGGTGTCCGGAAATTACAGGTACTTTTTTGTCTTCAAGGATTTTTCTGGCAATGAATCCAATCCATCAGACCTGTCAGGTGTTGTCGTGGTCTATTCTGATGAGGAAAATTCCCTTGCCATAGGTGACGATGCGGGAGTGACAACCAACAAGTTGACAAGGTTGACTGTCAGTGGGATTGATACATCGGTATTCTCTCAGGTCGCGCTCGGATACGTGAACAACACGCTTGGGGTTCTTTCCGCTAACATAGGCCCTTTTCGAGAGGTGTCGGGGGTTGAAATGAGTTTTGTCCATACTGGGTTCGAGGAGTTCATTCCTTACGATGTGGCCGTATTTGCGTCTCAATGGAACTCTTTGAACTATGACTTTGCAAAGAACATCCGAATAATAGACCAACGGATTGTGAGGTCGAATCTTAGGAAGCCAAGATATGCTGACCTTGAGGATTTTTTCGCTTCATTCAAGCACTCTGTATGCGTTGAAAGGATAGATGGCACACAGGCCCCGTCCGCATCAAACCCTGCTGGGGAGTTCAAGGACACTTCAAACGTGTTCTACAAAAAGGGGTATATGTTCAATGAGACCTATCGGTTCTCGGGTAGGGTCGTTTTTAACAACGGTTCAATATCGGACTGGTTTTGGATTGATGACATCAGAATCGACCCACTCACATCAAACGCGGCAAATCCCAATGATGACAGGAGAGACCAATCCTCCCCCAACATCGCCACGTCATACGACCTTACAGAGAACATACCCGGGATAGCTATATCCCAAACAGGCAGAAAGACCCCGGACGGCAGCGTTTTCGATTCCAATGGCAACCTTGTCAGCAACCCGCAGAATGGTGTCGGGGATTATTTCTCCGATTCAAGGTATTTTCACAAGACCGTGCTCGTTCCCTATGTGGAGTTTTTTGGAGCAAACATAAATGCACCGATAAACGGCACTCCCTTATCCTCATTGATTTCACATATAGAAATTGGCAGGTGCGAGGTCGTCAAAGAGGTGATTGCAACAGGTATGGCAGTGTCCTCTGTTCGGATAACAACATCAGATGACCTCAACGTGCCCGGGGAGGATTTTCAATCTGTTCAAGGCATTTTGAGAGGGCCTTCACTTGTGGGGACATTTTCTATAATAAACCAAGGCTCTAATCGTCTCCCGGACACAAGGCTTGGTCTTGGAGTGAGGACCGGTGACAGGGATGGGGTTTTTGAGACTTTTCACGAGTATCCATACGTGTACTCTTCATTTCCTATGACAAGGATGGTAACAGGCTCAACCCCTGCTTCGTCTGCGCTGCCATTCATAACGACTCACCTTTTGGAACACTTCGTTGTGACCTTTCAGCCTGAGGGTTCGTGGGTGAACACGTTCCAAGGCTTCAATGACGGGTCAACCCCACCGGGTGTTTCTGTTTACTACCCATCCGCAAACGGTGTTGACTTCTGCATGAACGACATACCGACCACTGAGGAGGATTCCATTGGCACATCAACGACTCTGAACAACTTCGGAAACAGGTTAAAGTCTGAGAGGAGATACCACACCATATATTCCCCTGATCTGATATTCGGGCAACAACAGGAATTTGAGCCATCAACAATATCTTCTGTAATAGATTTCGGGGAGGCTTTTCTTGACATGACTCAGTTTTCAAATACATTTTACTGGAAAGCTGTTTCAACAGGGAGTGAGGATGTTCAGATTCCATCATGTGTCAGTAGATACATCCCTGAGAACATGGGTACATCATTCAACGAGTACACCATAGACAGAATCTCAATAATCGGGGCGGGGGAGAGGGTTAATATGGACGGCTTCAATGGATTCAGGAAGGCACATGACGCCTTTTCATTCTTTGCCGGGCAGTTTATCGGTGGGCCACCCCCAACCACCCGAAAGATTGGTTATGAAGGGTTATGGAAGATGATTGAAAGCCCGGTTGTTTTCACTGAGAATAATGGCCTCGGCATAGTTTCTCAGGGTAAAAATCCCGACCACGGCATCAGGTACATTCAACTGTTCACGAAAAAGGATGACAAGTACGGGGATAAATCCGAATCCACATACCTCACTACAAACACTGTTCTCGACATCAGGGAAAGAGAACCTTTCGGAGATATACAGCCGGGAGAGATAAAAGTTTTCGGAGGAGACACTTACACACAGCAATCCTATCTCAAGACCAAATTTTCAGATGTCTCCGTGAGTCCGGGTGCAAATGATGGAGAATGGAGCACTGACGACACCCTGATGTCCGCAACCAAGGGACCTGGGTTCGGGGGAGGTCTTTTCGTCTATACCCAAAACAGGGTCAACTCGCAACTCAGATTCGACACGGAAGATCAGTTCATTCCATTGAAGGATACCAATACGCTCGGTGAGTGGGCATGGGATTTCCGATTACTTGATAGGCACACGTATTCAGGAATATATGACGGTGACGTGTCGGATGGCCTTACTCAGGCATCAGGAAACGAGGGTCTTGACCCAACGAGATTTGATTTCCCTTCAAGGATCGTATGGTCTCAGAAGAAAATCTACGGGGAACTTTCCGACTCGTACGCGATGTTCCTTCCTTTTGACCTGAAAGACCTTGATCTCAGGTTCGGGGAAATAATGCACCACGAGAATGTGAACGGTGAACTATTCACTCTTCAGTTGCGGAAGTGGATGGCGCAGCTCTTCAACACCCGTGGAGAACTCCAAGTGTCGGGCAATGCGATAGGCGCAGTCATCGGTGATGGCTCGGTACTTTCCCGTGACGGGCAGACCCTTTCCCGCTACGGCACGGAGAACAAGTGGTCATGCGTCCTTGGAACGAGCCAAGGCGGCAAGGATGTCCTCTATTGGTTCAATGCCGAGAACGGCCTCTTTCTAAGATTCGGTGCAGACGGCACGGTAATAATCTCCGACACAAGGCGTTTCAGGTCGTTCTCCAACAAGGCCGCCAAGTGGGTTCGCGGGAAGGATGCCCCCGCATTCGAGCAAGGCATCAGGGCCGTGTGGGACGACCGCAGCAAGGAGGCCATCTGGACATTCACCGGCTGGAGAGATGTTGCGGAGTGGGCCCGTCCTGGCGTCATCATCCCGTCCACAACAGAAGGCACCGTTGTCAGCAACCCCAACGCACCATCCCTCACCTACGAAAACCTCCCAAGGTTCTTCAAGGCAAAGAGCACCCACGCTAACCTCCTTTCGAGAGAGCCGGGGGTCGGGGCTGATTGGCAGGAGTTCTTCGAGGAGATACCCGTGACGGACACCGACTACTACTCCGTGTTCACGGTGGCCCACAACGAGATGACCAACGGCTTCAAAACGTTCTACGGGCACATCCCGAAGACCTACTTGAAGTGGCGGGACACATTCCTTTCAAGCCACCCCATATTCAGGAACCTCATCTTTGAGCACAGGAAAGGGGATTACTGCACATGGTACGGTAATGAGGCAAAAGGAATAGCCCCAAAGATCGAGGACGCCCATGTGGAGATGGTCGTCAACGAACTCCCCGAGCAAAGCATGAGAGGGGTCGCTGTCAGCTTCCTTTCGGACAACGCCCCCGACAGAGTTGATTTTAGCACCCCGAGACAGAGAACATTCTCAGAGTCTCAGGACTTTGTCCGCAGGGATGATCAGTACTTCGCGCCTATAAGAGGAGATGTGTCTCAGGGCCTTGCACCGAACCAAAGCAGAGTTGCATTGTCGGGTGATTACTTGCGTGTCAAGTTCACTATCTTTGGCGGGACTTACAACCTACTTCACAGCATCATTGTCAAGATAAGGGACAGGATGCGAAGGATAAATAACTGAGAACGCATGGCAGTTCCTGTAATGGCAATAGCAGGGTTGGCGATGGGTGGCATTCAAGCGGCCATATCCGCATCGAAGGCCAGCAAGCTACCTGAGAACAGACCTTATACCGTGTCCCCTGAACTCAAGGCCGCCTACACAATGGCCCGAAGAAGGGCTGATGAGGGCTATACCCCAGAGGAGCGGGCCAATTTCGAGCAGATGTTGGCAAGGCAGGGGACAGCGGCCAAGCAGATGTTCCGCAATATGGGACTTGCGGGAGCAGGTTCCGCAGCGGCAAATATCATGGGCATTGATGCCCTGAATCAGTTTGCGGCAACAGGCGCGGGTATTCGGAGGCAGAATGCAGGAGATTTCTACGGACTTGCGGGACAGATGCAGAACGTGCAAGACCAAGAGACCAACAGGTTTAATCAGCAGGTCAACATGGAAGCGCAGGCTCTCGGTCAGGCCATCCAAGAAGGAGGAATCAAAAACATTATGGGCGCGGTCGGGAATTTCCAACAGTTTCAAGGCCAGCAACAAGCCATCGACATGTACAAGAACATGGGTGTTGGAGGCAATTCAGGAGCGGGGCTTTTATCAGGGCTTTCAGGGATACTCGGTCAAATGAACCAAGCTGGAGGAAATTCATCTCTTGCAGCTGCGCCTCAGACACAAGCAACGGCACAGGCACCTGCATGGAATTTCGGGCAAGGCTTGATGAATCAGCCTCCGCAGCAGGACATGTACGGATTCAATCCCGGCTTCGCCCCAAGCACTTTTTCAAACCTGTTCGGAACTCTGTAAGCAATGGCAAACAACCTCAGCACAGGTATCGGGCTGTCAGGACAGTTCGACTATTCCCAAACAGGGCTTGAACCCGTATTACAGGCGGAGCGGGACCTTGCGGGGAGACGTGCGCAGGAGCAGCAGCAGAAGAACAAGGAGAGGAAGGCTTTGCTGGACGAGATCAAGAAGGTGACCCTTATGGATCACGGCTTGAAAATCCCCCTGTATCAGCGTCAATGGGAGTCCACGATGGCAGATGCCATGACAGAGATTGTTGACAAGGCCGCAAAAGGAGAGGATGACGCTTACGCGGCAGCGTGGAACCTTCAAAGGAGAATGAAGAACTACACGCAGGACCTCAAAGCGGCTGACGAGGAGCTGTACAATGTCTATGAGGCTGTGAGGAAAAACCCTGAGAAGTATGCGTGGAACGACCCGCAGGAAATCATGGAGAAGACCTACAACAACTTCTTTGAAGTACTGAAAGACCCGTTGATGGCAGATGTCAACAACATGAGGGAGGCCATGAAGTACTACGGAGGCACGGAGTATCTTCTTCAAGAGAACGACCCCGAGTCTATTTCGAGAGGAGCTCCCCCATTCACCGTTCACTACAATCCTCAAGAGATGGTGAACCCACTTGACTACGCCATGGAATTGGCAAAGGAGAAAGCTCAATACGACCAACTTGAAATGGGTAAGCCGTTCATGGTCGGAGGCAAGATGAGAGCAGAGGAGGTTTACAGGATGAGTCCTGAGACAATCGGACTGCTCACTGATGAGGCGTTTCAGAACATGGGCGTTCTCAGAAATTACGAGGAACGTCTGTTCAAGAACCGTCCCGACAAGAGCATGACAAGAGCGGAGTTCCAAAAAACTGATTGGATTGAGGATGCAAGATTGCTTCACGAGCAAAAAATCAAGCCTCAGTTGCAGAGAATGGCTACAGGGCAAGGCACGATTGACGTACCCCTACCAACCCCCAAAGAGGCCAAGCCGTCAGCCTTTGAAAGGTCATGGAGTGTTTCAGCACCAGCGCAATCTGAGTACGGCATCGCTGAAGGAGCGAGAATGGATGTAAACGAAGTGAACTTCTATCCAACGGCAGGTAGATCAAGGCAGCCCGTTAACATGCAATTCCCTGAAGGAACTCTTCAGCTTAACCAAGAAGGAGAACTCAAAAAAGTGGAGTTGTCTTCAAGCGAAGTTGTTCCCGCTGGAGTGACCTATGTAAGGAAACACACTCAGTTGTCACTCCCCGAGGGCAGGAAGCTAAAGACATTCTTCAAGTACAACGGTGACGGGATGACCTATTTCGTTCCGTTGCGACAAGGGTCTTTTGAAGAATTTGTCGGCAGGACGGAAGCGAAACCAGATGAGGTTTACAACAAAATCAAAACACTGCACGGGGGAGACAAACAAGTTATCGAACAGTTCGATGAGTTTTTTAAGGGGCTTGGGATGACGCAGCAGGGAGGAAATCAGAAGCCATCCAGCAACACGGCAACTTCAACCTCTTACACGAACAGGCAGAAGGTTAGAGACGCCAATGGCAACTTGTTTGAAATTGGAGTAAAGAATGGAAAGTGGTATAACATAGCCACAGGAAAAGAAGTCAACTGATGCGGAACCAAGACCCAACCCTACCCCCACTTCCCAAAGGATTCACCGTAGTAGAATCGTCTGACGCGCCTCCATTGCCGTCAGGATTTACTCCCGTAGAAGAACCCATTGTCCCTGAAAAAAAAAGCCCTATCGGGTCATCTTCCCAAGATGGTTCGCAAGGCTTACAGGGTGCTCCATCGTCACCTTCGAGAGGTATTCAGCTTCCTGACCAGCCCTTCTCGGGATTGGGCGGGGTAATCGAACAGGACGACCCGATACTCCCAAAGGTATCCCTTGAGAGGCCACCAGTCAATCCCCTTGCGGAATACGAGCGGATAGCGTCCAAGAGACACGAACTCCAAGCGAGTAAGGTATCCGCATTCGAGGGGCCGTTCATGGCTCTTGGAGTTGGATTGGCAGGAGGCCCCGCTGCGGACAAGTACAGGAGGGAGAAGATTGAAGAGGGAAAGAAGGCTGTTGCGGGGACTGACAGGGACTTCAATGCGGCAAGGTCATCCGCTATGTCCGCCATAGAGAATATCGTACAGGACAGGATAAGGGACAACGTAAAGGAGTTCACCACATCAGACCTGACAGGGGTCTCCGTGCCCGACCCCCGAAAAGTGAAGGAGTGGGCGCAGGCGGTCGCAAGAGAGAACGGACTGCCCGAGGACGGCTGGGCGTGGAAGGCACTCAATGACAAGGCCACAGACCATATCGCCTTCAAGATAGTCCAGCCGAGGGTTGATAAGGCTTTTGAGAGGATGTGGAAGGAAGAGAAGGGGAAGGAAGTGCCGAAGGACGTGCGCGAATACCTCGGAGTGAATCAGAAGGAAACCGAAATCGAGCGCGAACTCATATCGGGCCTTTCGCAGGAGAAGGCACAGGTGGAGGCACAGGTGGAGGAGCAGTTCGCTAAGGTCACAGGCGGAATGCCCGTGCAGGAGTACGTACAGATGAGGGACGCGGCCCATGAACAGAGAATCAGAGAACTTCAATCACGGTACGCTCAGTTCATCACCCCGCAAGGAGAGTTCGCGGGAAGCCCCGAACAGTATGCTCAGTACCAATCCGAGTTCGAGACAACTCAGAAGCAGTACGAATCAGAGGTTTCAAGGACGGTGGGCGAACTTACCCAGATACAGGCCAACGCCAACAGGAGATTCAATCGCGTCCGCATCGAACGTATCGAACAGGCCGAGCGGACCATGCAGGAGTTCATGTCCGAGAAAGAGAGGCTCGTTCCTGGGCTTCAAAAGGAAATCGAGGACACCTATCGGAAGGCATACGGAAAAGTACTCGGAGAGAACGACTCTTGGAGGGAAATCCTTTACAGGGACAACAAGGTGATGGCCCTCGGGACATCGTGGGCATCCGCAGTAGGCGGTTCTGTAAGCCGCATGGGAAGCCTGTTCGCATCCCCCGAGATGCAGTCCACGGGGAAGGCCATGGAGAACTTCTTCTATACGGGAAACCCGAACATGGAGAAGCTGAGTGACTGGCTCGACCTTTTCAAATCGGCCCGGTCCACAGGCAACCTCATGGGCAGTATGACCACATCGATGGTACCCGCTGTCGCAGCAGGTGTCGCAACGGGGGGTCTGGGGGGCGTGGCCCTCGGAACGATGATGTCGTGGGCAGGAGAATCAGCGGATATAGCGGGGGGCATCGCAGAGCGGATATACAATGAGACGGGGGATCCCGCGAAGGTTCAGCAAGGGGTGTCACAGGCATTCTCTGCGCAAGGGCTGTTGCTCCCGACCTACTTCCTTGAGATGTCCAACATCTTCGGGAAGATATTCACTGGCGGGGGGCTTGGAAGAAGGATTGCTCTCGGGGCGGGTACGGAATACGTTATAGAGACGTTATTTCAGGAATTTCCACAACAACTCTTCGAGGAATCCATTGTCGCGGGAAAAGGACTTGAAGGCGTTCTTGACAACTTCACACCAAGCAATTTTGAAAAGACAGCAGGGAAACTCAAGGATGTGGCATTGAACACTCCTTCCGTCATGCTCATGGGCGGTCTCGGTCAGGCAAGGGCGTATGTGGACGAGAAAGGATCACAGGAAAAGAGGGAGGAGCAGATAGCAAATAGGCTAAGTTCCATCAACTCAAGAATGCGGGCGGGGGACTTCACTGGCACGGACTTCCAACAGTCGGCACTCAAACTTGCCGTTGACTTCGGTGTGTACGAGGCTTCAAAGGTGGCCGTAGCCACGTACTTCAATGGGGGCATCACATACGAGACCTTCACAAGGATACAGCAGTCGTTGAATGACGCGAAGGAGATCACTGAAAAGGTGAATGCCATGGAAGGCATCACCGATGAGAACCGTCTGTTGTTCTCTATGATAAACATGGAGCACCGTGCCCTTGAAAGGAAGGCCGAAAACGAGAAAGACCCCATCTTCAAGGCAAGAGCACAGAAGGAGGCCAATGAGAGGAAGGCCATGCTCGATGAGATATTCGAGGGAGGGACACCCAACTATGCCACAGCGGAGTTCGAGGACGGCAACTTCACCGTTATGACCCCCACGGGAATCAAGAAGGCGATGTCCAATCCAGCGTTCATGCAGGAGGTCGTTGACGGGAAGATCAAGTTCAACGCCTTTGGGAAAGATTCTCAGCAGGTCGTTGAGGAGTTCGCCAAAACAATCAATGATTTCAAGCAGAACCAGCGGGGGAAAGTTGATGCGGACATAGCGAACAGGAAAAAGGAACAAGCACAACAAGAAGGGTACGAAGCGGAAAGGGAGGGGTACTTGATTAAGAGAGAAGAGGAGCTGGGCATCATCCCCGACATAATGGAGCCTGCACCGAAGTTTGTGACTGCTGCAATTACGCGAGTAGAAGACGACAAGCCAACAAGCCTTAGTCAAATTGAAGCGGCATCTGATTGGCTGTATTCGGAATACAAGAGAATATCCTCATTAAGAGATAATCCGAAAGAGAACCCTCTGAGCCAAAAAAGAACGAACGAACTCCTCGATGCCATAGGAATGGACATCGAAATGCTTGAGTCTGCCAAAGGTAAAATGGAAGCAGAGGACATCGCAGCATCTGATGCGCCAATCAATCAAGAACCGAAAACCGAAGAATCAATACAAGCCCAAGCAAGCAAGCCTTCCCCCGCACCGACCGTCAACACGACCCCGACAGAGGCCAGATACGCATCCGTCGATAGGAATGACGGCAAAGACCCCGTTGACCTGACCAAAGAGGAATACCTCGCAGAGATGGAGCGGAGAGGCACGCCTGTTGAGGAGACCGCTACGGAGGCGCCTCAAGCGGAGAAGAAAACCGAATCGCTTCAACAGGAAAAAACCTCCATCGAACAGAAGATGGAGGATGAGATTGCGAAAGCAAGGGATCCATTTTATTACGCCCCTCTACCGTTCCCCGATGGATTGGCTCGGACGCCCAACAATGAAAAGCGTTGGAGGGAAGAGCAAGAGGCTCGCATAAAAGAGCAGATGAACGAGGCGGAAGCCGCTATCAGAGAGAATTACGCCACACAGCTTCAGGGTATAGACGAGAAGATTTCCCAAGCAAATAAGCCAACCCCCACAGAGCCCACAACACAGCCCGTAGAAGCACCTGTTTCCGAATCTGAGTCAAATAAGGAGGGTGTGTTCAGTGAAGGACTGACATACACTCCAAAGAGCAACGTAACAATAGATGCGTTTTCTGAATTTGACGATGAGGGAGTCCCGCAAGTCAGGATTGACAACATGGAAGTCCCTAAGAGGGACAGAATGAAAGGAAAGGGCAGGGCCGAGTTCTCTGAAGTGGAGGCGTGGGCACGGGAAATCGGTGCGGAGCGGATTATCATAGAGTCAGAGAGAGACGCAATTCCTTTTTGGAAGGCCATCGGATTCGACATTGACAACCAAGGCGGAGAAGTCTCCACAGGAATTTACGAAATACAACCAAACCCAACCCAAGATGCCCTTCAAGAGCCAAGCGCAGAGACGCGCCCTGTACGCCAAGAACCCGAAACTCGCCAAAGAGTTCGAGAAGAAGACACCCAAGAACAAGAAGCTGCCAGAGAAGGTAAAGCCCAAGAAGAAGTAGGCGCGCCCGACATAGCGTCCATGTCGAGAGAATCCCTCCTTGACTACCTGTTCAGCCTGCGTGAGGATTACTCCCTTGTGGACGTAGAGAACGAGGCCGAGGTCAGTCGCATAGAGACCGAGATGGATGCTGTTGAGGCCGCGATAGAAAAACTTCCGGAGCCTACTGAACCAAAGCCCGTAGAAGAAACAGAACAAGAGTTTACCGAAGAAGAGATGGAAGCCGCATACGCGGAACGGGAGAAAGAATTGGAGGAGTTCAAAGAAACTACCTTTTTTCAAGACATACAGGAAACCTTCCAGCCTATATCCATCGAGGAGTACGAGCGATACATGGGTAAGAAGACCTACAGGGACAACAGAAGATACCTCAAAGGGCTTGTCACAGAGCAAGGCGGAACCCAGCCGATAGATACCCGCTCAAAGCCTAATGCAGCAGAAGACGTAGAGTTCTTTGATCCTGAAGACATCATCGACTTCATAAATACCATTGCCGCTGAGAGGAACATCACAGGAGAGTCAAGATACAAGATTCCACCACAGAGAAACCGAAAGGAACGAATCGGTAAACCTTCTCCAAAGAAGAAGGTCAAGACGGGGGACTTCCTTCGGAACCTTGCAAAAGAGGTTGCCAAGGGCAAAATTGATAATCGCGGGATAGCTATGTCAGGAATCCCCGGATTTGTTCAGGCGTGGAACGCTGCAATAACCGCAGCAGAGAAGACTCTTGAGGCCACGGCCTACATGTCAGATATTGTGGATTTCCTTGTAGAGCACATAAGGAACAGTCCTCAGTTCATGAGAATGAGGCCAGCGCAGAGAAAGGCTTACGACCTGAGAGGAACTGTCCTACGAGAAATGGGGATTACTGAGCAGCAGTACAATGATTCCCGAGTAGAGGCTGAAAAGGCAAAGGGAAAGGAGTCTGTAAAAAAAGCCCGTGCGGAGGAGAGGAAGAAAGCATCTGAGAAGATGAAAGCTCTTCGGGAATCACTTGAAGGAAAGTTCAAGAAGTACAGGCAGGAACTCAAGGACAAGACAAGGAAAGATTCCGACATCATAAAATCAGCTCAGGTTGATATGAGGAAGGATGTGCGCGATGCCGGAATCAGCTTCAATAATGTTCAGGCATCAAAACTCGGAAGGCTCATATCAGAGGTCAATCCGAGCAATTATGAGGAAAAGACATCCGAACTCAAGGATTACATAGAGAAACTCGTTGCATCGCATAACGCTAAGGAGGCAATAGAGGAGGCTCGAAGAATAGAGAAGGAACAGGCCAAGCAGAGAAAACGTGATGAGCAGGAGAGGCAGGAACTTGTCTCTGAAATATCAGACGCACTCAACATAAAGAAATACGGGAGAAAAACCCAAAGGACCCGTAAACGCAAAAAGGTAACAATAACCAACCAGGCAATTGATTCACTAAGATCTCTGTCAGAACTGTATGCAGAAAGCATCAGCAGGATGTCCATGGACGAACTCATTGCTCTTGATGCCATAATAGAGGACATCGTTCAGACGGGGAAAATCGAGAGGAAGGCGTCAGAGGCCATGATGAAGGCAAGAAGACAGCGTATTGCAGGAGTAACACTCGAGATGGCTCAGAGAAAGGCTGGAATGACATTCCCGATAGAGGGTCGGCAAGCGGTGTTCAATCAGATCTCACCGGCAATGGGAACAGAGGGAGGCGGAAACCTTGTCCGATTAAAGGATGGGACATTCCTGTTTCCGGCAAAAGAAGGGAGAGACCTTTCAGACACACTTCCCGATGAGGCTTTTGAAGGGGCCACGCTGATAATAAGGCCAGTTCCAGATATGACTCAGAGACAGTCGGACGGATTCCTGAACTCAATCAGAGACAGGGCAAACAGGATGATAGGATCCGTTAGGTCGAGAATGGATGTACCGAGGATGCTTCAAGCACTTGCTCAAACAAAAGAGGACATGGATTTCCTATACGAGACATTCATCCTCTCAAACATGATAAGTGATGAGAAGGTATTCTCTGACAGGAAGATGCTCAAGAAGAAGGATGAAGCATTGAAGAAGTCTGTTTTCGGCTCAGAGGACAAAGCAAAGAAGTCGCTCGACAAGAGAACAGGAATAGACCTTGAAACCACGGACAAAGGAGTGAGGTATGAGAACGTGACCAATGACGAGGCTATATACATCTACAATCAGGTCAAGCAGTCGGGGTCGATAGACAAGATGATGGAGGCCAAGATGACGGTGGAATCCATACTCAATATCGTGAATCACGTCAAGTCAGACCCTGAACTGAAGGCCTATGCTGATGGCACAATCTCCATCTATGACTCATACCTTCCGACAGCAAACGATGCGCTTGAGGCAGGTGGTTACATAGGTGTTGCAAAAGTCTCCAACAGGAAACTCAAAGAGAACCTTATGTCCATGTCGGGGGAAAGTGGCCTATCAGAGATAGAGGCCGCAAGAGAATCTGTCGAACAGGCCGAAGTGAACCTTTCCAACAACGTTGACCCAGCAGATGAAGCAATGCTTGAGAGACGGGTTGAAAGAGCGAAGACGAATCTCGATAACGCCATAAAGAATGTCGATGCGTTCAACATGAAAAGGGTCCTCATGGAGGCCGTTTACGGATCCATAGAGAACATCCCTGAATTTGAGGAATACTCCCCAAGAAGCGTGGCGGGAACAGACCTGTCGGTTCAAGGCCCCAATGAGTTCTTCTCGCAATCGGCATACGACAGCAAGACTGCCCCGAGCATTGTTTCGGGGAACCTTGTTGAAAGGCAGTCAGGAGGAAGCCTCCGTCTCGAAAGCGCTCAGGAGATGATGGCAAAATACATTGACTCCATGCCTGTATCAGCCCACAAGATGCAGGATTTTGAGGCAGCTTGGGCCGCATTCCATAACAGCAGCCCTGTACTGACATCCGCTAAGAAGATATACGGGGACGGATTCGGTGAGGCGCTTCAGATGATGATGTTCGACACTGTTACAGGAAAGCCTTCGCAGATTGCGAACCTTAGCGACAAGATGGGTTCTGACACGATGCTCAAGTGGCTCCTGTATTCGTCATCGGACATTATGTTCTTCAACATGAGGTCTGCCATATTCCAAATGCTGTCCGCTCCCAACTTCATAGTCGATGCGTTCACAGAGTATGGGATAGGTAGGGAGTACATGCAAAAGATGTTTGACAGGGAGACATACAGCACAGCCAGTCAAGAGATATTCGAGTCAGGTCAGTTCTACAACAGGGTAAAGTACTCGAGCAATCCCGACATAAGGGATATGATAAGCACAAGGAAGACGCGAGGGGCTAACGCAGCGGCCAAATGGTACATCGACAAGGTGAAGAAGATCTACGAAAAAGGATACTCTCCAACTCAGTTCGTTGACTCCAACATCACGATAGCATACGCTGGGGCACCACTGTACGCAGCACTGAAGGAGAGGAACATAAAAGAGAACCTTGAAAAAGGCATGGACGAGAATCTTGCAAGGGAAAGAGGTGCAGAGAAGGCTATGGCTCAGTTTTGGACCAATGCCAACAAGACGCAGCAGAGTTCCCTGAATATGTTCAGGAGCATAGAGCAGTCTTCACGAAACCCGCTCGTGAGAATGTTCCTGACGTTCGGTTCCGTGTCACTTCTTATGACAAGGGCAATGGCGGAAACCGCTTCCGATGTAAAAAATGGAAGGGTCGGTAAACTTGAGGGCGCTGCAAGGATAGCCTACTACGGGGCTGTTCAGAACCTCATGTTCTACACGGCTCAAAGCGGGATACTTTGGCTTATGGGAAGCGATGATGATGACGAAAGGAAGGAACTCATAAGGCAACAGAAAACAGTCGGAATTTTGAACGACTCCTTTAACAATGTTCTCAGGGGGCTTGGGGCGTACGGTGCTGTACTGTCGTTTGCAAAAGACTTTGCTATGAGCGAGTATTTCAGGTCATTGAAAAATGATGAGAAAAACGAGTTCAAGAAGGATTTGAAAGTTCTCGAGAAGATGACCGCATCAGGATCTGTTGGGAACAACCTCGTGAGGAAAGGGGTCAAAATGGTTCCCGCCATCGATGTCAGGGTCAGGGATATTGAAAAAGCACTTGCAGCCATAAGGAACGACAAGACGGGAGAGGCAAGGGGGGAGGCTGAAAGGCTTTGGATGATGATGGATGCCCCTGTTCAGGTTTTCTCCGCTACAGGTCTTGCGCCCGGAATAAGAACCGCGTCAAGGATTGTTGACGGGATCATGGACGCATCATACGAACAGCTTTCAGCAGCCGAGGCCGCAAGCAGGGTGACAGGGCTTATGAGTAGGTACGACATGGAACAGATGTCAGAGAAAGCGACCCCTCCTGAATCCATCATCAAAGAGTCCGAGAAAAAGAAGGCAGAGGAGAAAGAGGCTGCGATAACGGAAATCCTTGAATCCATCAAAGAGAAACGAGGAAACTCCTACATGATGAAGTCCCTCGTCACGACACCCAAAACGAGACTCGACAAAATAGGCGCAGACAAATCGACCATTGCTCAAAGGTTCAATGTGGGCGTGTTTAAGGAGACTGACGGAAAGGAGGACAAAGAGCTGTTAAAAGCCTTGGTTACAAATGATGGGAACGGCAATACATTTGTCAGTGCGGATCAACTTGCCAAGAACTACGTTTCAATATCCAAGGAAGGAATAAGCGAGCAGCATCTTGGCAGGATACGCAAGGCAATGAAGCACCTCGACCAGAAAGCAAAGTCTGCATACATGTTGAAATTCAAGAACAAGTACAAAGAGTACATTCAACTCATAGAAAGTCAATCCAAATGACCATAGCAGCCATCCTCGCCATCGCTTCCAAGTACGCGCTCCCCATCTGGGATTTCCTCAAAGGCCCCCTCACGGATTTCCTGAAAGAGAACTGGAAGCAGGTCTCCTACATCGCACTCCTTGCGTGGGCTATCATGTGCCTCCTCACGCATTGCTCCGGAGTGATAGACCCTTGGGGAAGACACGGAGGAAATGGAAACGGTATTGAGTTAAAGATAATAGATACCCTATGGGTGTACCCTGACACGAACGCTATATTTGCCCTGCACGGCTTCGACACCATACCGAGGCACATAGAGAGACTCAATGACAGTATCAGGAGGCTTCAATCACGATTCAGACCCAGACCAGCAGACCATAGTACTGACAGCACTTGTGCTGATAGCATTGCTACTCTGCGGAACCATAGCGAGGTGCTGACAAGCATCCTCGATGAATGCGATGAGGCATACCACGATGCGATCGCCCTCAGAACCTACGGAGACACCCTTAGAAACGACAGCATAGAGGTGGCCGTCAACTTCCGCGTTGAAGGCCGTCTCAAAGGAGTTCCCTCAATCAGATACCGATACCTCGCCCCTTACCCCGTCATCACGAAGACGGTCACCGTCAATGCCCCGGTCAGAAGGCAGGTGTACATTGACGGAGGCATAGGGCCGAGACTCACATTTGAGAATGTTCCGAACGCCATCGAAGGAAGCCTCGGATTGGGGTTCGTGAACAGGAACAACCTTTCTGTGGGAATTGAGGCGGGTGTCTCTCATGTGGATTACAGGGTAGGGGTCAGGGTTAGAAAGGGGTTCTTGGTGGGGAAATGATAAAGCATAACCACGATTAGAGGATAGTACGTAGATTTGCGGAATGACAGAGGTCAATCGCATCAAGGCCGATACCGTCAATGAGTACTTGGCGAAGTACCCCGACCTGCCAAGCCTCACGTTGGCCCGAAAGATTTACCACGAGAACGTGAAATTGTTCTCATCTCTGGAGGGCGTGCGGTCTGCCATAAGAACAAGGCGAGGGCAGAACGGACGGTTACACCGTGAGAAAATCAAAAACAAGGTTCAAACACAACCAGCCCAACACGCCACAGCAATGGGGATAGCCAATCCTTTTTTTCTTCCTGAGACGGATGAGACGGAATGGGAGCCGTTCATAATCCCCAAGGCTGTGACGCGGCTGCTTATCCTTTCTGACGTTCATCTTCCATATCACAACATAAATGCCGTCACGCTTGCGCTGCAATACGGCAAGGATAACAACGTGAACGGCATAATATTGAACGGTGACATCCTCGATTTTTACGGCTTGTCGTCCTTTGAAAAAGACCCGCGCAAAAGGCGTTTCTCCGCTGAGTTGGAAATGGGCCGCGAGTTCCTTCGTGTGTTGCGCAAAGAGTTTGACGGTGTGCCAATTTACTACAAGCTCGGAAATCATGAGGATCGCTATGAGCGTTTCCTTCGCATCAAAGCCCCTGAGTTGTTGGACATACAGGAGTTCCGTTTGGACATCCTTTTGAAGTTCGGTGAACTTGGCGTGCAACTGATAGACGAGATGCGAATAGTCCAGTTCGGTCGGCTTAACATCATGCACGGCCACGAGTTTGGCAAGTCGGTATTCAGCCCCGTCAACCCCGCGCGAGGGGCTTACATGAGGGCCAAAGAGAACTGCATCATAGGCCACCATCATCAAACGAGTTCACATGCTGAACCGACCATGAACGGTAAGGTGGTCAACACTTGGTCAACTGGTTGTCTTTGCGAATTGCATCCCGCTTACATGCCCATAAACAAATGGAACAGGGGGTTCGCTTACATTGAACGCGAGGACGATGGCGACTTTACCGTGTACAATCACACCATTATCAAAGGCAAGGTGCGATGAGCCTACGCTACGAACAACACGAATCTTTGAGGCGGACGAAAGAGTTTCTGTTCGACCTGCTATACACAGAGACTCGGCCAAAGACGGTAAAGGAAATGAAGGCACGTGTACGGAAATGCCTCCGACACTTTCCGCCACTGACCGAGACGGGCAAGCCGTTGTTCTCCAATGACCCGTGGAGCGATGACAAGGGATAAGGCCATAGCCATTGCCCGTGAATCATGGGCCGCGTTCAACCGTATGCCGCTGACCGAGTGGCGGTCATACGTGAACGCATTGACGCTGGGAGAGGATGAACGGTGTCGGCAAGCTGCTTTGGCGCGGATGGAGATGAATTTCACGGTGGCGCGGGAGGCGGGTCATAAATAATTCCCTGCTTTTGCGGGGTGTTTGTGTTTGGCCCGCGGCTGCTTAGGCGGTCACGGGTTTTTTCGTTACGCAAACCGTTGCCGTCATTTGATTTACCGTGGTCTGTCTGTCACAAAAAGGTGCTACTTTTGCATTGCATATCGCGATTTGCGATTACCTTTGCCGTGCCGCGATATTGGACTGGGGTGTCCCCGATCGGTCGCTGCATGGCCCCGAAGCACCGACCTTCTAAATCGGATTGCTTCGGGGTTTCTTTTTACCTTTGAAACCCAAATCAAGTCCTCAAACCAAATTTTGCAGGTAATGGCCGCACCAAAAAAAGACCCGAGATTAGCAAGGGCCGGGGTATCTGGTTTCAACAAACCGAAAAGAACACCGTCTCATCCGAAGAAATCACACGTTGTCGTGGCAAAGCAGGGAGATACCGTCAAGACCATCCGTTTTGGCGAGCAGGGGGCAAAGACCGCAGGAGCGCCCAAGAAGGGTGAGTCAGAAAAGATGAAGAAGAAGCGGGCGAGCTTTAAGGCGAGGCACGGACAGAACATCAAGAAAGGCAAACTGAGCGCAGCATGGTGGGCCGATAAAGTGAAGTGGGCATGAAAGGACTTTACGCCAACATACACGCCAAAAGAAAGCGCATAAAGGAAGGCTCAGGGGAGTCCATGCGTAAGAAAGGGCAGAAAGGAGCGCCTACTGAAAAGGCTTTCAAGCAATCTGCAAAAACTGCAAAGAAGCCGAAGAGGAAATGATTTCCCAGTAAATAAACCCTTAGATTTGCAGTCAGTTCATAAACCATAAAAAACAAGAACAATGGCATACGGTAGCAAGAAGAGCGGCATGAAGACATCCATGAAGAAAGAGATGAAGTCTCCCGCTAAGAAAAATGGCAAGAAGTCTATGGGCAAGACCCCAAAGATGCCCAAGAAAGTGAGTAAATACTGATAGTCAATGTCATTCAAGGTAACGCCTAAGCTGAAGGTCTGCCACTCCTGTCACGACAAGGGTACGTTCCTGTTGTCCGATGTCACTGGACCATGGGACGACACACTGAACCCCTTCGGTTGGCAGCCTGACGCGACAAGCCCTCAGACACAGATCAAGTTACAGGACGTGGCTTCGTCCGCGCTCACCATTACATCCCCATCAGGGACTATGTACGGTCCCTACGACATTTATGCCACCCTCCCGAACCTTGACGGGACTGAATTGACAGTTGACCTCTCAGATATTCTCGGAAGTGGGGATGAGGCGTCCTACGAGGATGGCTATTGGGACTTCGATTGGGTGGTCAAAGGGGAATACCCTGACGGGGTTGGCGGGGAGACGCCATTCCACGCAAGGTGTTTGAAAAGTGAACTCGTCCTGTGTGATGTTCAATGCTGCACCGACAAGTTCACCGCTGACAGCGACCCTTCTTGCGGATGCTCAGGCAAGGGCAACACAAAGGCCATTGACGCAATGCTCACTTTGGAGGCCATTCAGGCTGCTGACAGATGCGGGCAGAAGGAGAAGGCCAAGAAGCACCTGAAAAACCTGCAAGCACTTTGCGGGAACAAATGCAAAAACTGCTAAGTCATGGGATGTAATGGTGGATGCAACGGGAGTTGCGGTAATCTTGAATGTGGAACAGGTCCTGCGGGACTTGACGGGCAGAACTCGTTCAACTTCACCACGGCTGACTTCACGCAGCCCGCAGTAGGGAGTACGGTCACGATTGACGTATCCGCCCTCGGTCAGATGACAGGGCTTTTCGCGAAGGTCGGCCAGGTCATATTCGTTGAAGGTGGCGGATACTACGAAGTGGTATCCTCTACAACGACCACTATCGAACTTGAGAACCTCGGCTACACTGGGAATGCCTTACCGACATCTACTGTGAGTTTCCCCGCGGGGGTTTCCCCTGCTGGGCTTGTCGGACCGCAGGGGCCTGCCGGTGCAAATGGTTCTGCGGGAGCCGATGGAACATCTCAGCTTGTGACAGGCTACTTCGCGACAGCCGCAACAGGGACATCGTTCTCCCCTCTTCACACCGCTCAGACACTTCCGTCAACGTCAGGCGACCTGCTGTTCCCCTCCACGGGTAGCATTCTCAGGATACACCTTGCAGCAGTCCTTGCAGCGGTATCTGGAAACAGTAGTTCCGATTACTGGAAAGGTGACATAGAGATAGTCCTTGATGGCACGACAATAGTGTTGCCCATATCGTCTCCATTCCTTTCAACCCGCTCCTACGCTCCGTTTAACGGAATGACGGCAATAGTTGACATCGTAGCGATTTCACTATCCCCTCTCACGATCATTGCTGACGTGAAGGCGTTCGAGACGGGTTTCGGGGCGTATTCAGGAACATCTGGATACCTTGTGCTGCCCACATCTGCAAACAGCCCATCGCACTTCGGCAATCCGTTCGCGTCAGGCCAGACCACTGGTGTTAACCAATCCTCTGATGTCGTGTTGCAAGTGAACGGAAGAAGGACTTCCGTGGGGTCTCCGTCAGGGGCTCCATCACTATTTCTCCCGATGCTCAAAGTAGAACGCCTCCTCAAATAAAGAGACATGAGCCTTAAAGCAAACAACGTCTATCTGATCGCGCTGACAACAGGCGGGACCACCACCCTTGACAACGGGGACGTGACTCTCATGGGATTCACCTCGGACAGCCTGATAGAGAAAAGCTGCACCAAGTACCTCATCGGAGGCACACAGACACTGACATCCAACTTCATTGTTGCGATGACATCCCCTGCGGACAACACTCTGGTAGAGGTCTATTGGAGGGCGAGGTGTACACCAGGGGCGTTCACTGCAACGGTTCTCGGGAAGTTGATCCCAGCAGACATCCTCGACAAGGACTTCACGATGAAGTTCGTTGCCAATGGAGGCTCGTTCTCCCTGCTTGAACTCAACCTCGACCTCTCAAAAGGATCACAGCTTCCTGCTGACAGATTGGTGAACGCAAGCGTGAATACAGCGCAGATGACCGACAAGGCCATCACCTATGCGAAGATGCAGGACGTTGGCGCGTACAGTGTCCCCGTCAGGGCATCAGGCACAAGCGGTGTCCTTGCAGATCTCGCGATGGCGGCCAACTCCATCATTGCCCGTGTTGCGGGGAACATCGTAAACCTCGCAGCGGCCACGAATGGGCATGTTCTCAAGATGACCGCAGGAGCACTTGGGTTCGCTCAGGTGAACTTCAACGAGTTGGCCGGCACGATAGCCAATTCGCAGATACCCGATAGGGAGCTGGCCCTTGCTAAGATGAACTCTACGGGCATGCTCGCCTCGCTGACATCCGATGTGGGCACCACTGCCGTGACATCCGAGGAGGTCCTTTTCAGCTACACAATTCCTGCGGGACTGATAGCGAACAACGGAGAGGGTGTCTCCATAACCGTTGCAGGGACAACCGCTGCAAACGGCCATACAAAGACCATCAAAGTAAAGGTCGGTGGGAATGTCTATGCCTTGAACTCAGTGACAACGGCCCCTAGCGGGAACAATTGGTTCGCTCAGGTGAAAGTCCTTCGAGGAGGTGCGACAGCAGCAATCGGGGAAGGTTCTCTTG